ATGAAGCAGTGTGTCTCAATCACCTGTGAATATCCAAGATGAGTACAACCCTTCGACCAGTCCCCGGTTTTCGCCAGTTCATGATATCTCGCGTGGTCAAAGAGGATATCTTCACCCTCTTTGTGTACGTGCCTACCATTCTCATGTGTACAGGCTACAATCCCCATCACCGTGTATAGTCAACTGGTATCGTAGGAGTTCATTTGATTCAGCTCGATGTGGGTGTAAGACCATACAACCCTCTATTACCGCAAATGAAGCACCTTCTCTATTTATACATGGTATTTGACGAATGAGACTATTTAGGAGTGGAAATTGTTCAGCCTTGTAAAAATAGTATCCATCATTCTTTTCATACCACGAATTCGTATCGTGGTACCACGTCTTTTCTAAAGTTGGTGAAACTTTTTCAAACTCTTGACGTAACTTGGAGTAATGAAGTTTCAGTAGAAGAAGACCAGGGTAATTCTTTACATCATACTCCGATAGACACTTAACCATTTCTCGGAATGTATTTTGTATACCGAGGAGTGGTCGCCACACATTTGAAAAGTAAAGGTGGTCTATAGGTGGTTTTATATAATCATACAGGACCATCATCATGGGTACAAACATAAACCGCCACATTATTTTCTCAGTAGATAATAAAAATGCCCGGATACCCCAAGTCCATGTATGCCGAGCCCAAGCCCACTGAGGAGGTCGCGACTACCAAGTCCCGCTTCTCTATGCCCGCTCTCCCCCAACTTACCATCGTCCAGATGGTGCTCGTCGCTCTCATCGCGGGCTATGCCTTCACCGCGCGCAAGATGAACGGTGTCGTCGTCGCCAGCCTTGCGCTGACCGTTGGTCTCCTCCACATGTACGACCACATGTACCGTGTGAAGAGGGGTCCCGAAAAGCTCTTCTTCCTTCCCCAAGCTAAGAAGGAGGGGTACAGCTGCTGCGGCAAGTAAAAATCTTAGTAAAATATAAGTATGCGCGTCAAAATTATTCGTAGCCCTAACCCTAAAAAGAAGTTCAGGGCTGTCTTAGAAGACGGCAGGACTGTTGACTTTGGTGCCAGTGGATATTCCGACTACACCAAACACAAGAATCCTTCACGTATGCGTTCCTATGTGTTGCGTCATGGGGGTCATGTACCCAGACAAACCATAGAAGAACGAGATCCTAAGAAGATCCAAACGAAAATGTTAAATGTCGATCGGAGCGACAAAGAGAATTGGAAGATGAGCGGTATCAGCGGGGCTGGTTTTTGGTCCCGTTGGTACCTCTGGAGTTTTCCTACGTTTCAGGGTGTTGAGAAGTTTATGTCTAAGAGGTTTGGAATTACCTTTCTATAATTACCCATCCTCTTCTTCTGGTTCCTCCAAGCATATTTTAAATAGGTCATCAACCTGACGCCTTTCACCCTCAGGGGTCTCCTTAGATCCGATATATTCTCCAAACACATCCCCTTTCATTTTTGTTCCACCGAGTGTAGTTACATTAAGCTGATAATCATCTCTAACCTTCCTGGAATCCGTCATATCGAATTCTTTCAACTTTTTGCATAAATCCGAGTCCCGTACTTCTGCATCGTGTTTAGCCCTAATTTCCATATATTCGGTGATTTCATCTTCGTTTAATTCACTCTCCTTAGCGGGAAACTTACTGAGTTCCTTTTTGTTTTTCTCATGAATTTCTACTGCGAGAGCGTAAAGTTCTTTGACTTTTTCAGCGTCTGTAACTTTCAAAAAGTGAGGTTTAGTTCCTGGGATAAACCCACCAAACCAGCCTCCTGCAGCAGATAAAGAAGAACAGCAGCATAGTCCTACGACAACACCGATAGCGGCCATATTATAATGTACATAGATTATAATATGGGTGATTTAGTTCTTATGACCTGTGCCTTCTCATCTCTCATGAGTTCTGTGGGTGGTGGAATCTATTTTTTCTTACAGGAAAGGGAAAATAGTAGGAAAGAGGAAATCATCACCGAAAATCAAGCGTCCCCTTACGTTACCATGTACTTAGAATGTGACTATAAAGGTAAATCCTTCGAGTTCAAAGAAAATGTCGAAACATCGGTTAAAACTCCTTTTAAATCTATCATCGTACCAGAAGGTTTTAAAGTCATTACGTATTCGAAGGAGGATAAAGGTGGTGTCAAACTAACACTCGGAGGTCCATCCGACCAAAAGTGTACATCCGTCTATTCGTTTGAAGTTACGAAAGTTTAATTTAGGCCGCCATTCCCTTCTTTTTGAGGACATTTTTCAGTTCAGCCATGAGTTTAGCGCGTCGAGCGTTTACGACTGGTCGCCGTTGGGGTGGAGGAGGTGGTGGAGGGGGAATACCCGCACGAACCACAGTTGGAGCAACTATAGTTTGACACACTCTGATAACTCTTTGTGCATTTTTCACACTGTTATCAAAGTTCATCCTAATTTTGGTGCGAAGTTCCTTAGCTGAGAGCTTCACACGTTTACCCTTGACAGTTTTGGTGATCCGAAGACCTTGCTTCTTGGCCTTGTTTTTTAATTCAAGATACTGCATCTACTATTGGTTGAGATTATTAAATCAATATAAAATCAGATCAAGGAAAGTTTTCAAAACACCCGTTTCAATAAGTCTGGCGTATAACATACCTTCCTGATCAAAATAAAGTGGATTTACATTCGCCCTATCAAATACATTTTTAAGTTTAATTTTTAGTTTATCTAGATGCATCAATACCTTGGATAATATATCAAATTCTAGGGTCTGGACACCCATGCGGAATGCGACCTTGTTCACACTATATTCACCCGTATCAGTTTGAACAAGAAAATGCCTTTTTATAAATTCTTCTATTTCATTTCTTGGATTAATCCCAATTTGATTTGCAATTTGTGTAATTTCCATTAGATTATCTAAACCCGCTACCAACCTTCTTATGAATTCACGCTTACCTTGTGGGAGTGACATCTTATTGTGTATAAAGATAAAAAACGCACTTACGGTATTATGAGTGAAGCACATCAGCTTAAGGTGTTAATTCATAAAATTCTCCTTCCTAGAATTAGAAAACTCGAAGAAGAACTCGTGTCATTACGAAAACATACGTGGCCATATGTACAAAGTAAAAAAGAGTCTCATCAACTTGACGATATCGAGGCGAAGGTGGATTTTCTTAAACATCTCGATGAGGACACAGTAGTTGAATTATTGAGGACAAAGGCGAAAATATCTGGAAATACCGGATTTCTGATGAGAGAATATGATAGTCTACAAAATAATTTTTGTTGATGTATAATAAAGATGCTTGGAAATCTGTTTAAGACGTCAGGTGAACCAATGGGTAATACCCAATTAGGATTCACAATTGCATGCTTGCTTTGTTCGGTGATGGGTCTTATGGGTATGATGAAGATACCTGTAAAATCACCACCTATATTAGCAGCTTGTGCTCTTTCAGCATGCTGTTCTTCTAGTCAAACAAGTTCACTTATAAATGACGTACAGAAACGCGTTAAGCAGGCCACACCCGCCGAGGAGCCTGTTGAGGAACCCGCAGCTTAAAAGAAATCATCAGTCCTGTACATATTTACAGTGAATGAACCAGTCTTTCCCATTACGGCGACTGTTTCATTTCCGTATAGTTCTTGGCATCCAATATCTTCCATACAGTCACGTGCATTGTGGGAGACTGACACCGGGTACAAGTTCTCACCCCCAGTGGTGGTATAGTAGTTGTAACGATCGCGGCGCCCACGTACCTCCTTGCCATAGAGAGGGAGAGTCTCGTCACCATTCGTGATGAGACCCATTTGTTGCATGTGACCGGGTTTATACTGTTTGATGGGAGGACCCCTAAATTCTGGTTCCCTGACAGGTGGACGACGTGTCTGAACCGGGCGTGTCTGAACCGGTACAGCCACTTCTACTGGAATCTCAATAACCTTAGGGTTGTACCAATTATAACCTAATATTCCCACAAGTATAACAAGAGTCAGAGTCATTATTTGAATCTTTTGTCTATTCTTCATATACTTATAGGTGAGGAAAAATTTTACCATTGTATAGTATAATGCCAACTGCTAAACAACTCCAGAACGCTAAGAAGAAATTAAAGAAAACTCCCAAGCCTTTGGGTAATATCCCAAAAATACCAACAGCGGCCCTTCTCCGTCTCATCGCTGCCGACCCAAAAATTAGACGTAATAAGAACTTCATTAAGCAGGTTCATCAGCTTTCGAAGAAGTAGATTTACGTTCTTCATTTATAATAACAATCGCATTTGTAACGTATTCAAACATATCAAAAATTTCATTAGTGTTACGCCTCTCGAGTGCTTTTTTAAGTTTTTCGACATTGTACCCGAGAGAATGTTTTTCCTTTTCCAGGTTTTGAAGCTGTTCTTCAAAATATTCAATTTTACCATTAATCACATTTGTCGTATGTTCTAAATTTTTATCAATTTTTTCAATTTGTCTCTCATAATATGTTTTCTGTTTATTAAGAATTTGCTTCTTAACCTCGGATTCGGATTTTTCAATCTGTACACTGAGTCTCATTATTTTTTCTTCAAAATCTTCAAATTCTTCAACATAACTTGTGTGATACACGTCACGAGTATAAATAAGTTTTTTAATTTCCGCTCTAAGTTTCGTATCCATATTACTTTACTTTACTTTTTTTCCTTTAAGTATTTCTTTTACGTCCTCAAAAAATAAATCAAAATGTCCAAGTCTATACTGAACAAATCCCCAAAGAACGAAAAACATAGTCTTTGTCATGTTGTTGATCTGGTTTTCCTCCATCTTGTATATCGGACCAACAAGTCTTCCCATAAATGTCTCATTTTTGTGTTTACCTGTAACCATCATTTCCGCTTGAGTCAATGCACATGTATCGTCATTCACTGACCAATGATAAAATAAAAAAGGAATAACCATAGAGTAAAATTCTAGGTTTCGTTTATTATTGGTAAATGGAACTATTAAAATAGCCAATAAAAATACAACATGTATAATAAATATAATATTCATATCTAATATACAATGGTAAAAGAAAAAATTGTATGGAATGATCAGCACGAAATTATATTACGACAATGGGGTGAGGCCTGTGCGTGTTATAGGTTTATGCATCACAGATCATTTTTACTCTATAAAGATCTGAGTATGAAATTTACCTTACCCGTCATTGTACTTTCAACTATTACAGGAACAGCTAACTTTGCACAGTCTACACTCCCCCCCAGTATTCAACCCGCTGCACCATCGGTTATAGGTGGTTTGAATTTAATTGCAGGTCTGATTGCCACGATCATGCAATTCCTAAAAATAAATGAATTAATGGAAAATCATAGAACTGCAGCGTTAGCTCATGGTCTATTATCTAGGAATATTCGACTCATGTTAGCGATATCCCGTGATGAACGTAAGAAAGATGGTTTGAAATTTGTTGAAGACTGTAAGACTGAATACGACAGACTTCTCGAACAATCTCCGTCAATTCCCAAACAAATAATGACAGATTTTGATAAAGAATACCCACTCGATAATATTTTTACAAAACCTGAAATTCTTAACGTGCGTTCAATTCCAATTCTCAAACTTCCCAAGACTATTGAGCCAATTGAAGCTATAACCAGGGATACACCTCTCGAGCGTGTAGGTAAATTTCTTTCTAAATCGAAAACACCACCACCAAGTGAAGCTAGTGAAGAATCTAATCTAGATGAAGTTGAGGAGTTAGAGGAAGAAGAGACAGACGTCGAGCAAGGTACACCAAAAGAATAAACATAACCACATTGGTAACAACTCCACATGCAACGTATGGTAAAATTTTCCTTTTTAAAGGTTCTACGATACGTTTATGTAGTGCGTCATTTTCGAGCACTAAATCTATGGCCTGATTAGTAAGATCATCAATGGATTCCTTCATTAAAATTATTCCACAAAAAAAAGAAGCTGAAAATACCGTGGAAACTATTCACACCAAACAGATTGAATTGATTCGTCGCTATTTAAATGAAAGAAAGAACGTGTTTATATGTGGTGGGTATGGAATTGGAAAAACATATATTCTTAAGGAAGTATTAAAAGATCTGAATCATGTCGAATTACGAACAGACCATTTAAAAAGTAAATCACCATTTTTGACATTTATCAAACCTTCAGTGAAATATGTATTTATTGAAGACTATGACCCGGTTTTCAAACCAATAATAGAACAGGTTTCGGATGGTAAACCATTAACCCGTGCATCACTTGTAGTAACTTCCACGAATATGTGTATGTATCCAAATTTTGAAACGGTGTTTATACCAAGACATAAACCCGAAACACTCTTGAGACTCACAACCGAAAAGGGACCCAAAGCTGAACACGCAGCGTATAGATGTAAGGGTAACATTCGTAATTTTTTTACATACCTAGAAGGTTACGATGAAATCGACGACTTTAAAACACCGAAAGAATTTATCTCCGATGTGTTGTCAGATCCTAAACCTATACAAATCCATGATAGTATCGCAGAACATGGTCATATGTGGGACATCTTTCAAGAAAATTATATTAATTCGAAAGGTGTTGATGTGGTAGCATGCACGAGTTCATTCTCCGAAGCTGATTCGTATGATAGTCATATATATAGAAGTGGTAACTGGAATCTCATGCCATATTTTGTCTTACACGCTCTCACCATACCAAAGATGAATTTAGGAGAACCACTTGAGAAAGATAAAATTAGACCTGGTAGTTGTTGGACAAAACTGGGAAACTATAGAATGCGTAAACAAAAATACGAAGACATAAAGAAAAAATCAAGATTGGGACTGGGTGTAGAGGAACTCTGTCTATTGAAGAAATATGCGGAAAAGGGAGACCTAAGTAAACTTATCGAATATAAGATTACACCTCAAGATTTCGACGTGATTAATCACCTCGCAGTTGGAAACAACTTAAAAGCACGAGACGTTGCAAAAGTAAAGAAAGCCTTGAAGAATGTCTACGAAGGATGAAGAACCTGAAACTGAAGAATGTGTTAAGGTTATTGGGAACGAAATTTTATTCTATGCCGATGTGGACAGGGAAAACGCTCTTGACTTCGTTGAGAAATTTAAGAAGTTGGAGATTGAACTTCTTAAAAAAAAGGCTGAACTCTTTGGGTACGAACCGTTAATTAGGGTTCATATCATGAGTGAAGGTGGAGACATCTTTGCTGGTATGACGATGATGAACACTCTCGAATCTTCTCGTGTAAAGATTGTTACCATCGCCCAAGGTTCTTGTTGTAGTGCGGCAACGTTTATGTTGCTCGGTGGATCTCGACGCCTTATGGGGAGGAACGCATACGTCCTCATTCATCAAATTTCTACTGAGATGTGGGGTAATTTTCAGGAACTTAAACATGAGCTGAAATCAACGGAGGCTTTTATGAAAAATTTGAAGAAGATGTATCTTGAAAAGACCAAGATTCCTGAGAAAAAGCTGAATAAACTCATGAAGAAAGACATCTATCTATCTCCAAAAGACTGCCTCAAGTATGGAATCGTTCACGCTCTTGAGTGAGTTTATTAGCGTGTCGATATAGAGCTAGTACACATAGAATTATAAATATTATACAAAACGTGTTTAAATTTAAAGGCAACGCTGTGCTTTCTGGAGGCCTAAGTCGCTCCATTCTAGCGTAATTAATAACTGGTAATCCAGACATCTATTTAAAGTTGAGAAATTAATTACTCCTATAATGGAACGCCTTATCAAACGAGACAAGCACAACCGCGACCGCTACATTGACATCAAAGTTGAGGACTTGAAGGATGGAACTGTGGATATCGTGAAGATCTCTGGTATCGTGGGGAGTGACAAGTTTTCCGAGTCACGAACCAATGTCAAAACTGGTTACGAAAAGGCTCTCAAGAGAGCCCAAACCATGTGGAACAATGAGAACACTAAGTGTAACCAGGTGTTACCTATGCTCGCTAACAAATGGGAAGATCGCCAGAAATACATCTCTGAGCCATTCTATGTTCAACCCAAACTTGATGGTGTCCGCCTACTCGTCTCCAAAGATGGTGGCATCTCAAGAACTGGGAAGATTATCCCTGGGACCGAGGTTCTTGGTAAAGGTCTTGAACCGGGTCAATACGTTGATGGTGAAGCCTTTGACCCCAACCTCAACTTTGAGGAACTTACGAGTATTTTCAAGACTGACCCTCTGAAGCTCAAGTTCCACGTGTTCGATTTCTTTGATCTCAAGGCTGAAGCCCTTGCCAGAGATAAGATGACCTTCGAGCAACGCTGGGAGTATGTCAAAGACTCCATCTACAATCCTCATTACGAATATGTCAAAACGACACTCGTAAAATCCAAGAAGGATCTTCCTCTCATGCATCAGAAGCATGTTGAAGAAGGACATGAAGGCACCATGATCCGTGACCGTTTCAGTGTCTACGAGGTTGGTCAGCGAAGTAACTATCTCCTCAAGCACAAGGATTTCCAGACCGAGGAATATGAAATCATTGGTGCCAAGACTGGTCATGGTCGTGACGCAAACGCAGTTGTTTGGGTCTGTAAAACCCAAGATGATCGGGAATTCACTGTCAGACCTGAGGGTACCATCATCCAACGAGAAAAAGACTATAAGAACCACGAGAAGTACATCGGAAAGATGCTTACTGTGCGTTTCCAAAACCTTACCGCGATCGGTGTTCCCCGATTTCCTGTGGGTGTTGTAATTAGAGATTATGAATAATGTTTGTAATAAATAAATGAACAGGGTCGCAATTGATATCGATGAAGTCTTAGTAAAATTCCTCTTTCCCATGGCAAACCACCACCACCAACTTCATAAATTACGGAGTAAACCCAAATATAGATATGTGTACCGCGAAATATTTGAAGTAGATGAACCAACTTCACAAAAAATGGTCCACGAATTTTATCAATCCAAAGACTTCATGGATCTCACACCTATTCAAGGATCTCAAAAAGCTATGTTCAATCTTAAAGAGCGTTATGATAAAATGTATGTGCTCACTGGGCGTCAAGATATGGCACGGGAAGAGACGGAAACATGGATAGATACATACTTCCCGGGTGTATTCGATGATGTCATACTCACAAACAGTTATACACCGAACGAGATACATAAAGCAGATATATGCCGCGCACTTAATATAGGTCTTATCATTGATGATAATAAAGCTATATGTGATAAATGTATCGAAAATGGTGTTCGTGCTCTTAATTTCATAGGAGATGAGGATAGTATTTATCCTTGGTGTGAAGAGAGTGATATAAGTATTCAAGGATGGGTGGATGTTAAACAACGAACTTAAAATATACGATAATTATAGAATTACAATATGTCAGTTGGAATAGTTTTACCGAGTATTTTACATAAAATAGGAATCAAAATGGGAGCTAATTTTAAACAAACCAAAAATTTCCATATATCAACTAATTATAAAAGTGCAAAATCGATGATTACTGACATGGATAGACCACGACAAATAATCACACTACTTCCTACGAAGGCTAAAGATCCTGAAGAAACTTTAGAATCACTTGTAGAGGGTATGGGTCCATTAGATATTATACTCGATTGTATGATAGACACTCCTAATCGTATACAGTCTAGAGCAGAACTCTGTTTTGAAAATAGCACTCAATATATGGCGATTAATATCACAAGGGAATGTGTTTACGCTGCGGGTACGCACATGGCGTATCTAGAAAACAAGAATTTACTACGAAAAATCAATAAAAATGTTAAATACATCGGTGGAATTGAAGAAGTTTAAATATCTATTTATATTAAAATGTTCGCACTTCTTTGTAAACCTATTGTTGTACCAGTTCAAACAGGAAACCCAGTTCTCCGCGCGAATGATTGCCGAATAGCGTATGTAAAACCATCTCAAACTCAAGAAGGTAAACTTGAACTTGAGATACTTGAAGCACCTCCGGTGTATATAGGTCCAGATAAGCAAAGTGACAGATTTTAATTCTGGTATCTGTAATAGGTATGAGTTTATACTACTTATCCTATTTCTTTCAAATATGGTATTTAGGGCAACTTCCAGAATACCAATCAAACCTTATTATCACGACTTAACAATATTGAATGAGGCTATACACATCAAAATGTATTTCGAAACCATTCGAAATGAAGTAAAAGGTATATATCGAGATTTCAAAACCATTAACAATGATTTATTTTTTTACAGGTTTGGGTAAATCCAAAACGGATTGGACAAGACTATATCTGAAATGGTTTAAGAAAATAGACCCCTATTGGGTCAAAGTTATGTCCACAAACCACAAATATAATCCAGTCAATGCCAAATATTCAAACAGCTATGATATCAGTATTGAAACCAGGTGCTAAAATAGTACCACATAAGGGTCCATATAGTGGTTGTATACGACTACACATGGGTTTGATAACACCTAATAGTGACGACTGTTTCATAAACTTGGATGGAAAGTCGTATAGTTGGAGGGATGGTGAAGTAATTTTATTAGACGATTCATATTTACATTATGTTGAGAATAACACAAACAAATACAGAGTCATTTTGTTTTGTGATATTGTCAGACCTATGAATTTTATAGGTGATATGGTAAATAACTTTTTGATAAACAATATGTCAAAATATACACACAGAGAAAATTAAAAAGGCGAGACGGTAATTGGAATAAGTGGACCATCTGGAGTCTTCCTCATGAAAATGACTTCATCACACTCACCACCTTTCATGGCCAATTCCGGTTCTCCACATACTGTTCCAGATTTCTTGAATCTATCACAAGCACCCTTAGTCCTGTTTGCGATATTCATATTCTGGCTATACCCAATGAAGGTTTTGTCGAGTTTACCACTTTCCCTATCTTTGGATGTCACTGTAACTTTCCAACAGTAACTACCAAAGTCCCATTGCTTTGTAGTGTCAACTGGTGGTGGTGGGGCATCTAGAGTGGATGAAGAGAGACGGTGATTGAATCTTTTTTTTATCGCAACGACTGGTGAAATCAATAAATTAGCAATAGTGGTCATTACTATTGATAAGGTTTGTGTTTTTAAGCCCATGCAGGTGAACTAGAGGTAAAATCGTACGTATACTTCGCGGCGACCGTTTTAATGTCTTCTGTCTTTTTCACTTCGGTCTTAGCGGCATCCTTAATGATGACATATGAACCCTTGTCGGTCGAATCGGGACCACCACCCGACATGCGCGCCCAACTCGCTACACCGTTATAGACAGTGGTTCCGGTACCTTGTGTAATTACAATCTTAGAAATTTCAACCTCTTCTTCTAAATCCACCTCTATCCAATCCGTGTCACCACCGTGTTTGGAGTGCCAAATAGTATCCTCGTTACCATCGACGGCATTTTCTTTAGGAAATCTTTCGACGCTGTGATGTCCATGAGCCTCTACGGGCTTTGTGAGAGCGACGTTCACACCTTGCTTATCGAACACCTTTATTTCCTTAGGCGCTAGGATATATTTAGCTGGAGCGCCTTCATGGAATGTGAAACGGACGTAGCGACCCTTAGGGAGGGTGGGTTCAGTTTCTACAGGCTTAGTTTCTTCTATAGTTTCACCCCCACCCATCATACTAGAAGCTATACTGGAACTAATACAGCACATACTGAGAAGTCCTACACCAGCTAGCATAGGTACTGCAGACATTGTTTATTATACTATGAGATTTTAGATCCAGGCAGTTCCAGGAAACGTAAAGGTATACGTATCAGCTTTGGTTGTGATAGCCGGAGTTTCCTTGACGACGGTCGTTCCATCTGCTGCGAGAATCACAGCTTTAACACCAATAGCACGGTTCTTGCAACAAGAAGTACGGTTAGTAATCTTAATCTTCTCAATCTCTTGAACCGAACCTAAATCAACCTGCAGGTAATCAATCTCCCCCGCGGTACGACCCTTTGTGTGTGCAAAATTTGTCATGTTACCATCTACAAGATTAAGATATCCATGAGTAGCAGAGTATTCAGAACTACCGGTGACAGTTTTACCCGCAGCTAAACTAGTTGTACCACCTGGAGCAAACACCTCAAGTTCGGCGAGATTTAAAATTTCATTTGTATCATCCACGTTACCAGCCGTTGTTCCATCATCACGCATTGCACTAGGATCCTGTGCGGCACTCGCGATCAACTTCACATGCTGACCACTTGGGATAGTGGGTTCAGTTTCAGTACCGGCACCGGCACCATCATCAGTAGTTGTTTCACCCCCCATCATCATAGAAGCCACACTGGAGGATGAACAACACACCATCATAAGACCTACACCAGCTAGCATAGGTACCGCAGACATTGTTTATTATACATCGAGATTTTTTTACATACTGGACAACACTATGTAAAAAACTCCTCCGACCGGGTTTGAACCGATGACCTACAGGTTAACAGCCTGTCGCTCTACCAACTGAGCTACAGAGGAATGGTCCTCTCTACCTGATTCGAACAGGTGACCCTTGGAACTACAGTCCACTGCTCTACCAACTGAGCTAAGAGAGGATGTAGCTCCCACCAAGATTTGAACTTGGGGTGGTGGATTCAAAGTCCACAGTGTTGACCAACTACACCATAGGAGCCGGAGCCTCAGCTACTATATCAGTAATTTGATTCTTTTCTTTAACCTCGTACATATACTTGAAGTAATACATTAGGAAGCAGAAAAGACCAGCAGCAACATTTGTGATGATCATAGGTATGACAGTGTAGTGGAATGAATAGATGAGAGACAATACACTCGCAGTCAAGTTCAAATGTAGGAAGTGGTAATTTATAGCTTTGGCATCTTTGTGTTTGTACACATGTTTAATTTCAGGTATGAACATAACAACAATAAAAGCCGAACCCATCAGACCACATACATCTATGGCGTTCATTCTTATTTATATATATTTTCTCTCGTTTAAGTAGGTATGTTCTTGTTTGTCATACTACTTTCATTAGTGATATATATTTTGGCAATCACGTATAGAGAAGAAAAAATTAAATTGAAAGAAAAATATGACTATAAATGTTTCGTATTAACAGTTAACGGTGCAAAATCGCGTCAGGAACGTTTTATGAGACACTATAATGATACTTTACCCCTTGAAATCATATACGGACCCAACACAGGTAATGTTAAGGTGGCTAGGGAATACGAAGATATTGTGGAACCTGAATACTTTGAAAAGGCTCTAGAAATGCATTATGACCCTATCGTGAAACGTCCCAATATTACATATTTTAACCTGGGAGCTATAGGATGTTTCGTGGGTCATATGGATTTTTATAAAAGGTGTTTCGATCAGGGTCTCAAATATGCTGTCATATTTGAAGATAACGTTATAATTAAGTCACCTCGACTGTTCCATGAAATTCAGGAGGTCATAGACGAAAAGGGTGAAAATATGGAGATGTGTTTCTTCCATTGTCTTTCCAGACTTCCCGATAAAAAAGAGGGAACTTTGGAAAAGGTGAAATGGATTTCGAGTACGAAGTGTTATCTCATAAACGTAAATAACATGAGAAAATATGTGAAACATTTCTATCCCATGGATAATCACATCGATATGAAACATGAAGATTTAATTAATAAAGGAGCTAGAGTGTATTACAAAGATATGCGAAAGTATATGGTAATAGACAGGTCACAAAAAAGTCTCATCGGTCATAGCGACCACGGTGAACGCAACTTCTTCTCGAGGCATCACCCACATGCCACTACCAAGGATGTTAATTGGGGGTTCTAATGTAAACTGGTCTTTCGGTTCTAATGATCGCCAAACCTGCACGTAATATAATTCGTGCAAATCTCGAATTAACCCAGATAACCGTGTGATCTATATACTTTCTAGAACTGTATCGGTGTTCATCCAACACCCCTTTCATAGAAAGAATACGTCCTAACGAAATCTTTCTACAATCTGTAGCATCTAAAACAATCTTAACACGTCTATCCTGAGACCATACTCGAGTGAAAAACGAATCTAACTCACTAGCAGATGTCGTATCATTCAACTTAATCCCAACTTGTATAGGACTCATATATGAACACTAGAAATGAAATCACAACTTTTACAGTGAGGATAACCCACTCTAAAAGCTGTTCCAAACGGGGCTCGAACCCGTGACCTTGGCGTTATAAGCACCACGCTCTAACCAACTGAGCTATAAGAACGGTGCAACTTGATTATGTTACTAATCAACTTGTATAACGGTGGGACCACCCACATACTAAATAGGAACTTCTACTTTAAGCATTTTTAATCATGGCATTAATGTTGTTATTCGCATTCTTTTTAATGGAGTTACCAAAATTGTCGAGACCGAGAAGATTGATAATCTCACCGATGAGCATGAACTGTTGGGACATGACGACAGCCTTCGCGAACCTCGTCTTTGGTGAGTAGTCACCGTAACCCACGGATGACATAGTTGTAAAAGAAAAGTAAAAAGGATCTACAACACTATCGTCAAACCCAAACGCATCCGGGTTAATTCGATTAATGCTGGCATACACGAGACCATAAATGAGAGTTATAACCAAAATTGGTAAAAATCGTATTAACTTGAACATTTACAGTATCCTGAGAAAATTATACAGAGTCAACGCGTTCTAGTTCATCCATCTCTTTACTCCTTCTTCTATTTATATTTTGGAATGCCCCCAGCCACCTATTCACTGCGCGTCTAGAGCCCGTCACAGACGCTGCATCATCACTTACAACTATACTTAAACCATTACATACATCTGGCTTGTTCTCTTTCTCGGGAAATTGAACCATGAATGCCTGGATAGATATAGCTGGTATGTCTGGTGCGTCGTCCAAGAGTTTGTCGTATTCTTCCCTAGATTTCATAAGAAACTCTACCACTTCTGACCGATGCTTAACATCGAGTGATATTTCCATATCGATAGACCTATAGAACTTTGACCATTGTACACACATAGCTGAGTGTGCCTCAGACAGAGGTAGAGATTGACTAAATTTTGAGATACTCGTCAAAATCCCCCCCAATACATTCATGAAAGCAAAGAAATACTGAATGACCATTATATTGTTTTTGGTATCTTGAGATACATCTTCATTACCACTCGGATTTAGAACAGCAAAACCACCGACACCTGTTATACTCGCTATAATTATACTAGGATAAGACAACCAATCATTCTGTTTCTTGTAGAATAGGCGTGCATGATTATGCAACCAGCGGTATCCAGCCGCTTTTTCAGCCCATTTTATAAGCAACTTTTCTTGTTTTTCGCACCACTCACAGTGTTCGTCTTGCTTTTGAACACTCATGGACTTAGATTATACAGATATATTTTTCGCACTTTCCCTGGCTAATGTATCAGCTTCTTCATTTCTAGGGTCGCCATTATGCGCTTTTACCCATCGCCATTCGACAACGTTTAATTTTTTACGTGTTTCGTCGATAGCAATCCACAAATCCTTATTTTTCACGGGTGCACCCGCAGATGTCATCCATCCATTTTGTTTCCATTTTATAATCCATGAATTTATCCCTTGTTTCACGTAGTTGCTATCCGTAAATATACGCACCTCTTGAATATCTCTCTTCACACATTCCTCGAGCGCTTTCAAAATAGCGGTCATCTCCATCCGATTATTTGTTGAATTAGGTTGTCCAGCACTAAGCTTAAAACTATCACTGACCACACCCCAGCCAGAAGGTCCAGGATTTCCCAAAGAGCTCCCATCTGTGTATATCTCATACATGATTAGGTATTGGGTTTATTTTCTAAGTCCATTATAAAAAAGATGCAACAAATTGCCCCCATGTTAATGTTACTTTGTTGTGTATGCTGTTGCTCCTCATCTATGAGGTCAGCCGGTAGTATTCCTACCACACCCGCTGCTTCTATCGCCAGTTGTATGGGTTTATTTACCGGTGGTTTGGGTATGCTCGGTGGGGGTTTGTTTTGAGGGGTACTCTGAAGCCTTCTTTGGTGTTTTACATATCGTATCACCACAATGATCCCTGTTCTGATAGATAGAATTGATGGATGTTGAAATTTCGTTACACGACTTCAAATTCCAACGTCCCAATAGAGGTTTATCCACTTTAATAAAAAGTTCAAACACTTTCTTGAACATTATCTATAATGAGAGGCTTGTATTTAAGTACGCTTATTTGCTAAGCGCTTCGAACGGCGCAAGGGTGGTGGCCTAGTGAGTTCCTCAAATTTATGAACATACTTCGTAAACCTGGGATCATTTTTAGGCCCTTTCGCCTTATTATAACAGGTCTCAATGAATTTATTATCACCACTTTTCCGTGTGAAAAGATTGTAATATCTGAGGGTAACCTCAAACATAGACAGTGCCATAGTTCTATTAAGTTCCATATCAGGGTTGTCTTGTACGGCGTTCAACATCATAGACAGGGTAGTAATCAGATCGGTACGTGAAAAGTTGGGCATACCTCTAGATAAACTTAAGTCTCTAATCATTTTTAAACAGCATTGGTACTGTGCATTTTAAAAATGAGTTTTGTTTTTTAATTATTTACTAAAATACCACGTATGGGCATTTAGTTGGAGAAGGCGAGGCCACCCATACCGGACTGGACACGGAGGACGTTGTAGTTAACCGCGAACATGTTGAGGTTGGTAGCGGCATCGTTACCGGTGGTGGTGGTGATGGAAACCTGCGCGTTATCGATACGGGAGAAGTTGCAAGTGCCGGTAGGCTGGTGCTCCTCGGGCTTGAGCGCGAAGGAGTACGCGTAGACACCCGCGTAGGGGGCACCGGAGTGGTGGAAGTGGGGCTGGACCTGGTTGAAGTACTTACCGGACTGCTCCTTGAAGCGGTCCTGGCCGTTGAGAACAAGCTTGAACTTGTCGATGGTACCGACAGCCTCCTCGGTGAACTTGGAAGTGCCACCACCGGTGCCGCACACAAGGAGGGGAGCACCCGCAGCGCCGGGGGCGATGAAACAGTTGGACTCGGCCATGGTGAGGTCCTGCTCGAGAACAATCTCGGCGACCTGGGCCTTGTGGGTAAAGTTCCACATCTTGGTACGGGCGACACCCTCGTCGCAGCACCACACGAGCTCCTTGACGGGGTGATTGTACGAGAGGCGGACCTGCTTGGTACCACCGGAAGCGGTAACAGTGTCCTGACCGGTGTGCTGCACCTGCTCGATCAGGTATTCGTGACCCTTCTGGGCAAAACGCCTACGCTCCTCAGTGTCAAGGTAGACGTAGTTGGCCCACACCTTGAAGGTACCGGTATTGAGGTAGGTGGAGAAATCCGACGCTAAATCGAAATCGATACGGACCTCATGGTACTGCAGAGCAATTAGTGGGAGGTAAAGTCCGGGATTGCGGTTAAAGAAAAAGACTAGGGGCAAATAGACAGCGTTACCAGTCGTGGCGGAAGTCATCTTACCGTAAGTGAGCTTCTTGGACTCGTCAAGGTAAAGCTCGGAGTAGAGACGCCACCACTTCTGGTAGTGCTTGTCAACACGCTGACCTCCGATCGATAACTCGACGGAGGAGATCGCACGCTCAGCGACCCAGCAAGAATCGTCAGTGGCGTTGGAAGAGATGGACGCCGCAGCGGCGGAGAGGAGCTCGACGTACATGTCACCGACGAGATCACCGTTACGGGCGACGGTGACGGAAACGCGGCCGGAGTCAGCGGCAGTACCGTTGACGGTCTGCTCGATGTTCTCCATCGCGAAGTTAGTGTGGCGCTTGTATTTCGCCTGGAAGAAAGTTACCTCAGGGTTACCAGTAAGGTAGACATCCTGGGCACCGTAAGCTACGAGTTGCATAAGACCACCGGCCATTTTGAGAGTTGTTGTACTATAGGCAGAGAAAATAATTTTGGGTAAATGTGCGAAATTTCGCGATCCAATTTTTCTTGGTCTAATTCAAATGTCAAAACAGCCTGAAGAAACTGAGATTGAGGAGGGTGAAATTGTATCCGAAACTGAGTCAGAGGAGGAGGTCTCAATCATCGCTACTGAAGATGAACCCATTGATGAAATCGATGATGACGACATGATGTTCGAGGATGATGGCGTGGATGTCGCGACTCTCATGACATCCCTTCTTGCGACTGAGGATGGAGACACTGTATGTACGGCCCTGGTCAGTATCACTCAACAACTTCAAATGCAAAACAAAATTTTGATAAAGATTTTGAGTGAATTAAAAAATTAATTAGAGAGAAAAATTGTAAAAGATATAATTAATGGAGGACACTCACTTCATCGACAAGGAACCAAATCGCTATGAGGCGCTTGCAGTACTTCAAAAACAGACTATCCAGTCGATGAATGAAGAGACCATAACAAATATTATCGAAACGTTTGAAAAGATGTGGAACCTCAGAACAGAAGATTTCAAATGTGCACGCGAACTCGGATATCGTCAATATGTACACATCGATAATTTTGACACCGAGGGGAACCCAAATGTGAGTAGTATCGACATTTTAGCCATAAAAGGTATTCGTGAAAAACAACGTAGTTTCCTGGTAGATTTAAAAAGTCAGATCAAGAAACTCAAACTCGATAAAAAGGGGGATGAGAACGATACAACCATGATCACGAGGGTTCATAATATTCTAAAGCAGGTAAAAGACGGTTACGATAACGTCCGTCGCCACTACAGTGCATACGAGCGTGTTGTAAATCCAACCGCAGTTCCACAAACATCTTCTATTTCTGATGCTTCCACTATGGGTGAAGATGACCTGGATAATTCCATACCCCTCCAGAAGTGTATTATTTTCTGTCTCGATGAACTCGAAAAAGCGAAATACCGTAGATACAAAGGTCATTGCTGTGAAGAGAGAAAGACGGAAGATGGACACAACACGAGAGCATGGGAGCAAAAAATGACAATCGAGGACTTTGTCTATTCCTTATCGAATAAGGATGATAATTTTGAAATGTGGAAAAACTTTACGAGTAAGGGAAGTATTTTCAGAGAAGTCATCGACCATCTTTCAAAGTGTAAGGATTCTCAATTTCCAACCATTAACAAAAGGCGACACGTTTGGTCGTTTAAGAATGGTGTTTTTGTAGGCAAAGAATGGGTTTCTACAGAACCGGATGACGGATACTATACATGCACATTTTACCCTTATAATTCGATAGAATTCAAAAACCTTGATCCCGCTATCGTCGCGTGTAAGTATTTCGATAATGATTTTAACGATTATTCACACATGGATAAATGGCAGGACATTCCCACACCAAACTTTGACAAAGTTTTGCAGTATCAGAAGTTTGAGGAAGAAGTATGTAACTGGGCGTATGTTATGGGTGGTCGTCTCTGTTATGATGTGGGAGATCTAGACAGTTGGCAAATTATCCCATTTTTCAAAGGTATCGCTAAATCAGGTAAATCCACGTTAATTACAAAAGTTTTCAAGAATTTCTATGAAAACCAGGATGTACGAACCCTGTCGAATAATATCGAGAAAAAGTTTGGTCTTTCTTCAATCAAAGACGCCTTCATGTTTATCGCACCAGAGGTGAAGGGTGATCTCGCTTTAGAACAGGCAGAGTTTCAGTCTCTCGTTTCAGGTGAAAACGTATCTGTAGCAGTTAAGAATAAACCAGCTGAAGAGATTCCAGAGTGGAAGGTCCCAGGGGTTCTTGGTGGTAATGAAGTCCCAGGATGGAAAGATAATTCAGGATCTGTTCTGCGTCGTATTTTACCTTGGAACTTTAGTAAACAAGTGAGACAAGCCGACCCCCGTCTCGATGAAAAACTTAAAAATGAATTACCTAGAATTTTACTCAAGTGTGTCAGGGGTTATATCGAATATAGGAACAAATATGCTGATGCGGATATTTGGGATGTCGTACCGAAATACTTTGAAATCATCAAGATGCAAGTTGCGAAGGTTGCGAACTCTCTCATCCATTTCCTAGAATCTACCATTGTCGACAAGGGTAAAGACCAATACGTACCACAAAACTTGTTTGTAGCTGCGTTCAATACACACTGTAAAAACAATAACTTGGGTCAACACAAGTTTCATGAAGATTTCTATGTCGGTCCATTCAGTTCATATGATATCGAAGTTAGAAATGAATCCGTGTCATATAGAGGAAGACAATACCCACGCCAACCAGTCATATTTGGTATTGACTTAATCGAAGACCAGTTAATGACTGGCAACAATCATTAAAAAAAATCCTTACACATAGTAATATGAGCCAGTCGGTCAAAGAATTTGTCAGGCAGTCTGGTGTGGACGTACGAAGTCCAGACTCTAACTCCAATAATAACTTCGCTCGAGAACTTGAAGAGGATATGTTTAGACGTCAAGATCGTATGGCTCGGCGGGAAGAAATTGCACGTGGTCAGCAGTTCTTTCGCGAACCTACACGACCCGAATTACAGCAAAGACGGGTCCCTCCTCCACCTCCTAGACGGAGTCGTTTCGCACAGTTCGAAAACAATTCTCCATTAGAAAATGAATTTTCTGATCTAAATATGAACAAACTAGTAAATAATGCATTAAGAGAACCCATAAATACAAGTGAATTTGACAACATGAATCTCAGTCCTATAAACGAAGCCGCGTTTGAAAAGGGTCTCGCTGAGATGAACCCAAATACAATTAATGAATTTGGGGCCCTCACTGATCTAGAAATCTCTCCATTGAAACCTGGATTGTTCGTTGGCACTATTAATAAATCATTTGGTAAAGAAGTTCGTTTAGACCTTTTACCAATTCTGATGAAAAAACCACTCGGTAAAACACCTATCGGTCAGGGTTTTTATATAGACACGAAAGAGATAAAGGGTATTTATGGTCAGTTTAAAACTGGGTTTTCTCACACCAAAGAAGGTGGTCCCAAAGGGAGTATTAACAAACCTTTCGCCAGTGTACAAATTATGGTGACCGTTTCGGATGGTGTGAATAGTCAAGGTGGACTCTGCAATATTTATAGGAATGGTAAAATACTTTTCCGAAATGGATTTGTTGGTACGAACATTACAAACCAACCTGAACTCATTCGTCGATTTATCGTAGATAATTATACACAAAAAGAACCATTCCTTTACAGTCCAATCGAGTATAACAATCTCAGTGGTCAGTTTAGTATAAATGGGGTATTCACAAATCTCACTCGTATGCAAATGAAATTTTCAAAATACGGATCTACCACTTATGAACCAGAACTTTCACCAATGCTCTATGTTACCATGAAAGGGTACACACTCAATATTAGTAAGTCTGGCACCGTACAAATCATAGGTGCCAAGTCACCTGCTATCATGGAAAATGCATACAAAGCTGTAACTCCATTAATCCGTGAATTTTATAGAGATGGAGATGTCACTATAGACAAGACCAAACGCAAGACAAAGGCTAAGCGCAAGACCAAGACCAAAGTTTCTCCTCCTAAAAAGACCAAACCTGTAGTAAAACGCAAAGCATCTTTAACAAACAACCAAATCAACGCACTCAAGATTGATGGAAAGAAGTGTGATCGTATGTCTAGAGATGAACTCAAAACTCTTGCACGTAAAATGGGTATTCTCAGTTTTAGAATTAAAAATGGTTCCACCACCCGGGACATGCGTAAGGATGAAATTTGTGCTGCTATAAAGGCTAAATCTAAGACTAAAAACGTTACTGTAAAAAATACCAACAAAAACAAGAATGTTAAATTATCTGGTACTGGTAGCACATTTCGCATCGGTGGTAAACTGTGTCGTGATAAGACATTAACTGAAATCAAACAGTTTGCTGCATTACTTAAAATAAATACATCGGGTAAGCAGACGAAGGATGCCCTTTGTAAACAGATTGAGAAGAGTCGTAATAATCTTGCAAAGCCCAAACCTCCTCCTCCACCCAAGCCTACAAAGAGGAATGTACAGAAGGAAAAGAAGGCACAGGTTCAAACTAAAAAGATGAAAGAGAGGGTAAAGAGGGTCGGATTAGATGACAATTCTATTCGTAAAGACCTTGAGAAGCAGTACGGTAAGGCGTGGATGAACCGATACAAACCTAACCTCACACAAGACGTTAGAAACATCAAGAATGCTGCATCTAGAGTTAATTCCAATGATAAAAATAAGGCACTCGGTGTACCAAAAAAGATGGTCGTTAATAGAATCAAGAAAGATATGGTTTCGCGATGGAAAATGCAAAGAAAGCGCAACCTTGAAAGGAACTATGTGATGAAGAATGTTAATGTCACCGGGGTCCCCAATAATATGAAAAATAAGTGGAGACAAGCAGCTGCTAATGAAGCTCTTCGCAGAAATAAAATTCTGACTGCTAAACAGTTCGCAGCTTTAAAGAAAAAATGGTTAAAGGGTATGAAGAATATTACAAATAATGGGAACGCGCGTAGAAATATTGGGGCGGCTAGAGCTCGGATTGAAACGTTATAATCATGGTGTGAGAGTGAATGATGACACGCGAACTTGGGGAACACCTACAGACTCGTGGTTAGATATGGCCAAGGAGGAACTTTTAGACGCTATTATTTACACCGTAGCAGATTATATTAGAAATGTTAGGAGTGAGGGAGAACGCGCACCCCTCAGTTTTCGTAAAAATGATGAGCTTGATGATAACAAACTAATCATGTCTATAGTTGATGATTGGGAATATGTTGAAAGTCCACAACACAAAATGATGTTATGGAATCTCTTCAAAATGCTGAACAGCGACATATTTAGGGATTAGGTAATTGCTCGGCTATTTGAGTAGCTGTATTAAATGCAGTGAGACACATAACAGTGACTGAAAACTGGAAAATAGCTTGTTCCCACATTCTAAGAACACAAAATGGTACTATCATGAGCCCTGCACACGTACCATGAAACACTACAACTATTATCGATGCTGAATGTTCAGTATGTAGAGCACCCGTCGTAGATACTATCAACGCGAAATTGATAATATCTATTATTCTCCTGAAAAGACCCAAATTTATACCAGATGCAATCACGAATATATACGCTAGAGCACGCGCAACTGGATGATATTCTATTAAAAATCTGAAACGTTGTTGTGGTCGTACTCTTATTATTTCGGGGGGTGGTTCTGGGGGTTCCGGTGGTGGAACCTCTTGGTTAAATGCTATCGCGACAGAACCATCCTGGATATTCAACTACCAGATGTCTGACTTCATCCATACCTATTATAAAATGACTTTTATTGTTTAAGTTGGCGATACAAAGTGTAAAAGGAGAATCCAATAATGATATAAAGGAAATACATTAAAGTCTTAGGAATTAAAGTAAAATTATCAAGAACTTTGATATCAGCTTCATCGAGTTTAGTCTTGTACATTCTGAGCTGCTGCATCAAAATATGGAGTAAGGCGTATAGCGAGCATCATGATAGCCACACTAATAATTATAAAGGCGATGTTGTATAACGCATTTCCTTTACCACGGTAAAAACGAGAATACGCTAAAAGGCCTAAGGATATAGACACATATGCAGGCGACGTTCTGAAGCGACCTCTGAGAAAGAGCGATGAGCTTTAGAAGCTCGGGGTTCATTTAATCTTTACTGACATTTAATTTTTCTATTGACTATTTTTGTGGGTTCTGCAGCTTGTTTGAGATGAAAAGTGTGGTACGAAAAATCATATTTTGGAAATGTACTTTTTATTTTATTGGAAAGTACACCAGCTTGAACCGTTAAGGGTATTCCCGAACATACAGACTTTTGTTCCATCAAAAGAAATTCATCCTCCATGGCTACGAACTTTTTTAGGCTCTCACTCTTTACACCGTCTGTATGCATTTTGACATACATCGCTTTGGAATCACCGTCACTGATGTAAAAATATTTGGAACCGTCAACTTCATCCGACTTTGTGTGTTTGTCATACATCAAAAACACAACGACGAGAATTGCTAAGATGTATATCATTTACTTTTACACAGAAATTAGTTTCGAGAGGTCAGAAACCTTATTGATGATATTGAAAAATTTGTAAATATCGTCGACTGCATCGGGCTTGATAATCTCAAGTTCAATTTGGTAACTCGCCTCCTCTTCAGAGTCCATGTCAGCATTATCACCTGAAGAGATGGTCATGTCGATACTGAGATTCTTACGCACGAATGAGTGACGAGTCTTGGAACGCCTTCTATCCATATCGTATTCACCCGATGTTACAATTTCACGAGCTACACAGAATCGTACATCGAGAGGATCACATTTGAAATCCTCTTTCACGACGCTAATCTTTTGAATCATGGTTTGTTCACCAGAATCTTCGTCGGAGGTGATGCGAATGTTGTTACTGTCGTTATAGTAGACGTCTACGGAAGAGGTTTCCTTCGACTCCCAGCCTTCATATTTCTTCAGGCCTTCGAGGACCCTCTTCCACGTATCTTTACCAACATTAGTATCAAACAGGGAGCCATTATGTTTCCCAAGACGAATTTCGACTTCAATATCATCTTCGTGCTTATGGGCTTCGAAAATGGGTAGAACTTTATCGACGATAGCTTGGACGTTCATTTTTACTTAACATTTCTTCTTCGCGTCTTTCTCTTAAGTGTTTAATATACATAAAATGTAATGAAGGGACTTGAAAACCACGGAAATACTTGTTATTTCAATACCGCCCTTCAATGTTTGTTGTACATCCCAGTACTATCGAACTATTTTATTCGTAAACCGTACACGGGTGAATGCGAATTTACAAAAGCGTACGGTGACCTCGTTAAGATGTATTGGACGAGGGGTAAAGAGCATATTAGGGTTCAAAATATCATAGAATCGTTCCAAAAAGAGTTTCCCCGTTTCAGGACGAATGAACAACATGACGTACAAGAAGCTGTACTTTGTATCATAGATATACTCGAACGGTCTAGACCCGAAATAAAGGACTGGTTCTATGGAAAGAAGACACAAGAAACGATATGGCCCGGTGGAAAGTCATCGAATGAAGAGGTTTTCAGTGTACATTTGATAACTGCCGAGGGTAAAGATATGGGTACTATGCTCCAGAAAAGTACTGACTGGAACACCATAGAAAACTTTGAAGATACAGAAGGTAAAGTACATCACCTAGCGACGACGCGTATGGTATTTTCAAAACTTCCACAGATTTTGATGATTTCATTTGACAGCAAAAGTCATATAGAAATCATAGAAAAGATGATCATAGGTGGCAGTGAATATAATCTCATATCGTGCGCCGTACATGTTGGTGCACAAAACGATGGACATTATGTAAGTTTCGTTAAAAGGCGGAACAAATGGCTTTTAGCGAACGATGAAAGTGTTGAAGAACACGAATTACCGAAAGAGGCAAGTTTCTATTTTATGGTGTATAATTTAACAATACATTGAATACCCGAGAGACTTTAGTCCGTATCCAGTATCAGTGGCTGCGGTCCTCGCAGTGGGAACAGCAGTCTTCGCATTCCACTTTGCAACAACTTCAGCATCTGTGGTCGCCACACATGCGTCGGTAGCACCCATACCTCCTCCACCATAACCCGCGTATCCAGCATCCTTAATCGAATAGTTACAGTTGTTACCATCCTTTGTGACGTCGACTTCAACCATTTTGCAATGTTGGTTAGTTTTGCGCATCGCGATATACTTCTTATTGGTTGCACTGGAACTTAATTCGTGAAAAGTGTGGGTTTGACCAGCGGTCTTAGCTTCTTCGCTTGAAATGGGGACAGAGTTATTAATCCATGTACCCCACCAAGTAGCCGACTCTGGTTTGAATGCGTCGATACTTTCACATGCTACTGTTCCGGTTTGGGCATCGAAAGTTTGGTCGGGTTGACAGGCTGGACCTGTCTCTACAGGCTTGGTTTCTTCTGTAGTTTCACCACCCATCATCGTGGCTGCCACGCTAGACGATGAACAACATACCATCATAAGTCCTACACCAGCTAACATTGGTACGACAGACATTTATAGTAAGTCAATATTAAAAATTAGGTTTGCAATCTAAAAACTCCTTCATCTTGATATTCTCCTTGATGTTCACAATTGTTCTGTAAAAAGTCCGTCGATTGTTGGGGTGGGTCTTATCGGTTCGCCTCTTGATAGGTTTCCACCACAGGGGTTCTTCCCATGTGATATATTGACATTCGACGATGGCTCCATCTTCAAACCACGGTTTGTCCTCCATTCGTCCATGTGGGATTTCAGATTCAAAAAACAATTTACCCTTCTCTTGTACATATAGTCTCCATGTGGGCCTACCAGGTTTGAAACCGGGTGTCTCTCTCGAGGGTTCCCATTTCATGAGAAAGTCAACCGTGTTCTGTTCTTGTGGCTTCCATTTGAACATTGTCTCATGGGTCCCAAGTCTTATAGGTTCATTAACTGGTGTAAATACGAGACCATCAATCTTTTGTTGAACAGTTGGAAGATATTCATTCATAAACTTTCCAAAATCTCTCATTTCATGAAATGTTTTGCATTTGAGTCTAAACTTGTCAGACTTCATATAAATGATCGACTTCATGATACTTCGAGCCGCATCAAGTCTTTTCATCAAATTAAGATCCCAAACTGATTCACCATTTACCCATACGGCATCGTATACCATAAGTGTGTCCTCATATAACTCACCGTCAAGAATAGTCCCCTCGTAGGCACTTTTTTTGAGGTTGATAGGTACTTCGAACATATTAAAAGCGCGATTGACAAATACACACTTCTTTTTACCCTCGAACATGAGGGCAACCATCATATAGCGTTCTCCATCTGTTTTTTCACAGACAAGGTACTCAGCACCTTTTAGAATGGGAAAGTGTTTATACTCAATCGAGATTGGCTGAGGACCCGGAAAGTAGTCTTTACTACCCCACTTTGAATGAATATACTGTACAACATATTTGTAAAGTGGGGTAGACATGAATACTATTCAATAATAAACTTTAATTGACTTTCACACCAGCGGCGTTAAGAATGTTGCTTAGACATTCATGTGTGTAAGTCATGGTTAACTTAGATGCCGAAAACGCATAAACTCGAACACCTTGCTCAATCAACTTTTCAAACATTTTTGCATAAATTTTGGTGCCACCCCCAGATTTCTTGATCGCTTTCGTGACATTTTTTGTATTCATAACCCATGCTCTCGCATTCGTCGTTTTTACTCTATAAATATCTTCAGAAATCTTCATACCAATTTCGGTATCAAAATGGAGACCCATCTGAGAAACGGGTTCCGAACTACCATCCTTCACCCGAGCCCTAAAAAGACCCCAATCTACACCCTCTTTCACACCCGGGAATACAAGACATCCTACTGTATCGTGTGGTTCAAAACATTGCCTAATCGAATCGTCATCCATACCTATTCCAAAGTCTATGAAAATGATTCTATCATTATTTTTGATATACTTTTGAACCATCTCAGCTTTTAAGAATGGATCGTCGTCAACATATACAATTTGATTATTGATATTCTTTTGTAAACACTGTACATTAATCCTGAGTACCTGTATGAAGTGTTTTTACATGACAAGACTTGGAACGAGTGACCAAAATAGTGACGATGTTCATATTTTTCTTTTGTACTCTAAGCCTTAAGCCTTTCATTCAGACACCCCGAAAACGGTAAATTACCCACATGTCCTAATGTGGTGTTTACATCTGCATAAATTTTCCCACCGGCTTGTTGCCATCGCCGACAAAATGCATAATCTTCACTGAGATACCTACGATTATTCGGGTCTATCATACAATCGAAACACGCATGATAATCGTCAAAATCCCTATTTTGATGATCATTTTTACACCAAAGTTCTGGAAATTTATCTTCGAGGGTTTTAAACGCCGAACGTTTGATAAGCATAAATCCGGTTGGACCGTCTAAAATTTCTATAAATCCATTCTCAACGGACCGTTTCTGAGCCCCAAAATTTATAACAAGACTCGACGAAAGCATCGACATATCGCGCTCATCACCACTTTTTACGGCGTTGGCAGCCTGATCCCACATGACCACCTTCTTTGGATAACAAGCGACTGAAATGTCATGACCAGATTTTATGAGTCGTACCACCGACTCCGGATCGAAATGAACATCTGCATCTATAAACATGAAATATTCACAATCAGTCTTTTGCATGAAACGACCAACAGAAACATTACGTGCGCGGTGTACGAGAGACTCATTTTCTGTGGTATCGAGATACAATTGTACATTCTCTTTTATTAAAAGAATTTGAAGTTTGATTATACTACTCATATATTTCTCCAGACATAATCCACCATAACATGGTGTCGCTAAGAACAATTTTGTCATATGTTACAATTAGTTCAAAAGCTCTAAGTGCTTTTTAATTATAACTTCAATCTTGTTTAGTGTTGGTATGGAGACAGAACATCTATCACACATCTCAGTTTTAGTGACTCGGTGTCCAATCACTATGTAAATAATCGCAGATGCTACACTATTCGGTGTTTTACTCATGAGTTCAACACAATTATCAGTAGCGGCGCACATTTTGTTACATTTAAGTCTCTCTTCGCGAGTAACCTCAAAAGAATTCAAGAGTCTCTGCATCACGTCATACGATTTAGTCACGTAATTTTTCTTTGTAACACCTAAAATGTTATCTTTGAAAATTTGTGTTGTGCGGCTTATATCTTTTGATTGAATTCCAAACATATCTGCGATTTCTTTTGTTGTTCGAGGAGTCTGTGCGAGTCGACATGCGTATAAAACACAATTGGCTTTGATACCCAAGCGTACAGCTCCTCGTGTGAGTTTTTCATTGTTGAATTTTCGATATAATATTTTAGCGTCTTTCAAAACAGAATCTTGTAAAGTATGACACGCTTCGTCGATGTCACGATAGGCATGAAATAGTGAGCGATCCTTGTGATTCATAGACATATGAAAATTAATTTTTGCCATTCGTTTATTCTCATACGTTGAGGAATGTTGTGTTGATATAATCGTACCCTTACCCCAATTTTGAGAAAACAGTTCGGGATTTGCATTAGGATTACCACACCGTGAAGGGTCGTTGACCTTACCATCGTCTGTGATACCACTCGTCCATTCGGCTGTGTCATCTACGAAATAAGAATCAACCAATCCACACACTGAACAAGTTGGAAGACCTTCTCTTGTAATAACTTTAATTCCTTCACATTCCTTACAAATATTTGTACTCACCGGCTTTATTTCGTTTTCTTTTGGTTTTAATTCTTCTAATTGTTTCCATATAGCTGCCAGCATTGTTTTGAATGTGACAACTTTTTTAAAATTTTGTGAGAACGCATCATACACTTAGGCGTCTAATTCGCGTTTCTATAGCGTCTATAGTTTCCTTGAAACTCTTTCCACCTGATGTCGTCGGTTCCCATTCATTCCATTCTTTATCGATTGATTCGTGACCCGGGGGTAAAGGAATATCCTGACCCACAATCTCACTATCCGATACAACAAAACCTTCCAGATCTGATTCCTCGTCTCCATCCTCATCATAAATATCACTGTCGGTATCTTCCATGTCTATTTCGGAGTAAAACGCGAAACGATTCATACCAAGGGGTTTCATTTCAAGATCTTCAAACGTAGTTCCTATGGGAAAATGTTCCATCACACTTTCGTACGGTGCGGGTGAAAGTTCCGTTGGTTCGAGTTGATATACACACGCATTCTTATAAAATAATTCGGTGGGGTTGAGATATCTCAGGCCGAGGGTCTTACCGGTGTTCATTCCAACAATCCCGTACATTTCGTCTTCAATTCCATCCTCATTTACTAAAACTTTTACTATATCATCTTGGTTTATTTCAGTTGGCACAATCATGCTTAGAGTTTTCGGACAAAAAATTATCAGCGATAATATCACAGATGAAAGTTATTATTTATTCGAAGGAAGGTTGTGAGTATTGTGACCATGCGAAGACACTATGCGAGTCGGAGAACTTTGACCATGAAAAAATTATGGTCGACAAGGAAGAACTCAAAAAAGTGTGTGGTGGCTCGGCTTCAACTTACCCTCAAATATTTATTAACGAAAAACACATAGGGTCCTATTTTGACTTTCAGGACTATATAGAAGAAGAGTACGAACCAATCCTCGCCCCTACCCTAAATAGATTCACTGTGTTCCCCCTGAAGTACCCCTGAGCTCTGGGAGCTCTATAAGAAGGCTCAAATGTCTAATTGGACTGCTGAGGAGGTAGACCTATCAAAAGACCTTGATGATTGGAAGACTCTAAACGATAACGAACAAAAATTCATAAAGTACATCCTGGCGTTTTTTGCTGGATCTGATGGAATTGTTTTTGAAAATATCAATAACAATTTCGCTGATGAGGTACAAATCTCCGAGGCTCGTTCATTCTATGCATACCAATGCCACAATGAAATGGTCATGGGGAGACGTACTCTAAACTTATTGACAAATATATCAAGGATGGTGCGGAAAAGAAACAACTTTTCGAAGCCATTCAAACCGTACCCTGTATTGAAAGAAAAGCAAATTGGGCCATGAAATGGTTTGATACCAAAACTCGTTCTTTTGCTGAGCGTCTCTTTGCGTTTGCTTGTGTTGAGGGTATATTCTTCTCTGGTAGTTTCTGTGCCTATTTACTGGCTCAAAAAGAGAGGTCTCATGCCAGGTCTCTGCTTCAGTAATGAACTCATCTCTCGGGACGAGGGACTTCATCAAGAATTTGCCGTCGAACTTTTCAAATTACTCAGAAATAAACCTTCAACTGAAACACTACACACCATTATCAAAGAAGCCGTTGAGATTGAAAAGGGGTTCATCATTGACGCACTCCCATGTAACCTCATTGGTATGAACTCCGAGAAGATGGCTGAATACATCGAATACGTATCTGACCGTCTTCTCAAACAAATTGGTCAACCCCCGATTTGGAACTCCAAGAATCCCTTTGACTTTATGGAAAATATTAGCTTGGATGGGAAAACAAACTTTTTCGAGAAGCGGGTGGGAGACTATGGGAAGATGGACGATACATCAGATGAGATTGGGTTTGACGAAGAATTTTAATGTTGAATTATACTAAAGAAATATGTCCAACGCAGTACCAATGCTAGCCGGTGTTGGACTTCTCATGGTATGTTGTTCCAGTTCTAGTGTAGCTGCTCTAATGATGGGTGGTGAGAAAACTCCTGAAGAAACCAAGCCTGTAGAAACTGGCTCAGATGACTCGAGTGACTCGGGTGACTCGGGTGACTCACCCGAACCTTACGCAGACTGGACGGTAGAAAACGGTGTAGATTATCCTTATAATGATATTTTCCACTATCATCCAAATTCAGATATAAAAGCTTCGAAAGATGTCTGTCTCGACAAATGCGAAGAAATGTCCAACTGTAAACTCGTAACATTCAACAATGAAAAGACTCTTTGTTGGGGTAAAACTAAAGCCGAGAATAAAAGAGACCACGGTGACAGGAATAATTACTTCAAGCCGTAAAACATTTTACTATCAATTTATCCAAATTGACTGGAAAATGCATGAATTCAATTACTTGAAAAGGGTGCCCTCAGAATCTAATGGGGCGGGTTCGAGCATACGACCACTGTCGACAACCTCGATGGCACGTTCGGCAAATTCGGGCCTTGGGTCGGGGGCCTCTTCCATAGGAGCCGGGGGTGCGACGACAACCTTGGTTCCCTTCTTGGCACCACCACATCCACACCCCTTCTTCTTACCACCACCCTCCTTCTTTATGTTCATCATACCCCATACGACAAGGATGAACACGATGGTGTGTACGAGAAGACCGATGGTCGAAGGACAACCCGTGGGGGTCGAGATCCAAGAACCTAAAATCGCCCTGACAATACGAAACGTCTCAGGGTTCGCAATGATGAAAAATATAAGACCAGAAATGATGGAGATGATTAACTTCTCCTCCTGCTTTCGGCCGTTGCATCCACATCCACAATCTTTAAAAAGACCCATGATTACTTTTGATATATGTCAACAAAAAAAACTTAATTAAAGCCAAGCCACCTAAGATATATATAACCCACTACCAACAATGTCGCTCACTATCCAGCAATCTTCTGAATTCTCTCCTGCCGATGTGCAGTTCTCAAAACTTCGCAAGAACAAGAATGGCGGCAAGGCCGTCTATTTGAACGCCGGCGACAACAAAAAGCTCTACCTCCAGTTTCCCTTCATGCGATCTCCTTACGGCATGAGTGCGTTTACTGATGAGAGCACTGGTCGTACATCCTACTCTCTCGACCTTTCTTTCGACCCTGACAATGAGGAGGCTATGGCTCTTCACGAGAAGCTCAAGGAGCTTGATGATATCATCGTAAACACAGTCGCTGCCAATTCGCAAGAGTGGCTCGGTAAGGAGTTCAACGTTGAGGTTCTCAAGCAGGCCCTCTACAAGCCTATGGTTCGCCCCGGTAAGGAGCAGTACCCATCGACTATCAAGCTCAAGATTCTCACCAAGCCTGATGGGACATTTGTACCCGAGTCTTACTCTATGCAGAAGCAGCCTGTCCCCCTCGATAGCATCGAGAAGGGTAATAAGGCTATGGCTATTGTTGATCTCAACCAGATTTGGTTTATCGACAACAAGTTTGGTGTTACCATCCGTCTCCAACAGGCTCTCTTTGAGCAGTCTGCTAAGCTCCCCTCATTTGCCTTTCAGGGTGTGAACCTACCCGATGATGACCTTCAGGTTGATGTTGAAGATGATGAGATTGAGGAGGTTGATGATCAGTAAAAATATAAATTCTATTCCAATCAATATTGGTAAGATGTACCCATATCTTACGAATAACAAAAATCTCACAGTATAATATATAACAATGTCCCAAGTTGCAATGATTGTAGGTGTGGGTGCACTATGTATGTCGTCTGGTCTTGGAGCTGCCCTAATCATGCGCGGTAGTGACTCTGGTGGAGGGTCCGACTCTGGTGGAGGGTCCGACTCTGGTGGAGGGTCCGACTCTGGTGGAGGAGGTGATGATGCACCTAAGGACCCACGTACAGACTCAGTAAAAGAGTCTGTCGACCCAGAAAATTTCACTTCTTCCAGTCCGTTCACACGACTTGGAGAATTTCGTCTTTTGTCGGGGAAAAGTGGATATCCATACTCCCAATTTTTTGTGGATAACCCAGCGAATGCGATAGAGGAGTGCAAAACTGCGTGTAAAGATAATTCTAATTGTCCTGGATTTTCACTGGATTGGCACAAAGGTGTAGATAAGGTAAATTGTATGGTATTTAAGTCTAATACCGGTGAAGCTGAAGCTCAATCGTGCGTATACAAACCATTTGGTGGTCATTGCAGGTCCGGTGTGAAAGGAAAGTCTGGGGTGACTGAAGGTGGTATGTGGTGGAGAGGTACCCGTACTTCTCAATAAAATTTATATTCCGAGTCTCAGTTCCTTCTTGGTAAGTTGAAAAATAACTTCTTACCAATAAGTAAGTATGTCAATCGAGAGTAACTTGAAAAAATTACTCAAAGGTGAGAAGGCTTGTGTCCCAGAACACTTCTTGAAAGTTCCTAGTTACAACTCACCTACCCTTCGTACAGGTAAGGGTAGACCTATAAGTGAAGGTGCATTTGGAAAGATGTACCGTGGAAGTATCAATGATAATGGAAGGCGGTATGTCGCGTACAAAGAGATAGATACATCGGAAAGTACTGATGGTGCATTCGAGTTTGAGTTCAAGGTTGCCGAAAAATTGAAGGAGTTTGCGGTTCCCGAGATGTACCTCTTTAAGAAGTGCCCCATCCAAGATAAAACACCTAAAAAGGTGCGTAAAGAGAATGGTACATTGGTCTTACCAACAAAACGTACCAAACCCAAGGATATTCTTTATATGGAACTTCTTAATGGTATGCCGTTTAATTCGTGGTGGCAAACCAAGCCATCTCTTGATGCGATAAAGTCTGTCATCACACAGGTTTTTGATAATCTCTACCGAATTAACCAAAAATTTCCAGACTTCCGTCACCGCGATTTACATGGAGGAAATGTGATGATTACTCGGAACGAAACCCCATACACTTGGAAAGTTGACCTCGGTCGTAAAGTAATTCGGAACGACCCTGGTGGATCTTTTAGGAGTCGTCTCGGTTCACCTGATATCAAAAAGTATAAGCGTACAAACGCTGGTGTTGAAGCGACTATCATTGATTTTGGTTTATCATACTGGTCCAGGCGTATGCCAAACCCAGAAACGGCTGATGGTGGATATGAGGGTGCGGGTATATACGGACATGGAATAGGTCCAGGTACGATTTACTATGATATTCATAGGTTCTTGTATATCATTTATGTTAAGGTGAGAAATCCTGGGAATCCTAAGGAGCGAGCTATTAAAAATTTTATCGAAGAGCTCATACCAAACAAAGAGTTCCTCGAGTTTAACGGAAAATTCACCAACCAGGGATATCTACTCTCAGATTACCACGTCTCCCTCCGAGCAAACCTCCCCACATTCAAAACTATTTTGACGCACCCATTCTTAACTGGTGAGGAATCAACGAATAGACCAAAGACTCTCTCGGAGGCTCTCAAAATGCTTCCCAAGGCTAAGACTCCCGTCAAGGTTAAGACACCCAAGGCTAAGACTAAGACTCCCAGTCCCAAACTTTCAAGCGCGGAAAGGAAGAAGAAGATGAACAGTGCGATTAAGAGGGCTGTGGCTGCATTAGCTAAACCCAAAGCCAAACCGGCACCCCAGAGGAGACCTGGTGTTGTGCGTCCCAACCCAGTCCCCGAGATTCAACCAGCCACGCCTAACGCACCTTATGCTGTGATGTCCCCTTCCAATATGATGGAATATGCAAGGAAGATTGAGAGTGGGAGGAAGAAGGCTGCGAATAAGTTAAATGCTAGGATTCAAGCCATCAAGGCTACCAAGGGTAAAACACCTACACCTGTTCGTCTCAAGGAGAAGTTCTCTTTCGTCAATGCAAAGGGTAAGAAGCGTGAATTTGTCAGGAAGTTTGCATACGATAGGGCTTTGGCTAAGAACAAGGCTGAGAGGGAAAAGACCAAGGCCAAGGCCAAGACCCCCACACCCAAGGCTAAGAAGAACGAGTACTGGAGGTCTTTCGTTGACGTAAACGGTAAGAAGCAGGAATTTGAGAGTAAGTCCGCATATCATGAGGCTAAGCAAAAGAACTTGCAAGCTTACGCCACCAAGTTCCAGAAAAAGATCAATAATCAGATACAACTTGGACGTGATGCACGGTTCTCGTTTGTTGATGTTAACGGTAAGAAGCGTGAGTACGTGAGAAAGCATGCATATGAAAAGGCTTTGGCTAAGAATAAGGCTGAGAGGGAAAGGAGGGCACAACCAACGTGGTCGGAGAGGGCTCGAATGAAGAGGTACGAACGTGGACAACCTTTTAACATGAAGACACCCCAAAACGTAAGGAACGCCATACAAGATGGTAAGAATATGAAGTTTGTTGGGGGCCGTTTCAAGACGGTCACACCCAAGGCCAAGTGGTCTAACGCAAATAATAAACAATTCATGGAATTATTGGCACGGGAAAAGAACGCACAGAGAAAACTTGCGAATAAGATGAACAAGGCGAGACCTCTCAAGAATGGACCATTAGACCCGGCAGTTGCGTACGCTCTCAAGACCCCCAAAAATACCAAAAAGATAAACAAGTACGTGAACAGTCTATCAAACGATGAACGCAATATGCTCAAAAAGAAGATTTGTAAACCTTAAAAAAATATTTACCTATAATAAAATATGCAGCGCTCAACAATTGTAGTTGCAGTGGCAATCGTTCTCGTTGTCTTTTTGCTCTACAGGAATACAACCAAGGCCTCCCCAGGTGGTAAAAAGTGGACCGTTTACGGAACAAAGGGGTGTGGGTGGACAGTCAAACAGTTGGAATACATGAAGAAGACGGGTACTCCATACACTTTCGTCGATTGTGACAAGGGTGGTTGTGACGGTATGACGGCTTTCCCCACTCTCAAGGGTCCTAACGGTAAGAAGATCGTTGGATACAACGAAGTTTAATTATTTATTATTCAAGAGTTGATTGTATCAACTTATCAATAATGAAATATAGGGGTTTAAGGACACGAAAAGTCTCTCTCTTCACCTTTTCCATGGTTCCCCCAGTGCTGACCAAGTTTGTAAAGTGTGGAGGCTGTTGAACGCGCCGCATAATCGGTACCAAAAGCGTTTTGTAAATCTGGGTACCTCTCACCATAACACTTAAGCTCCGTCACACCCGGTGGGCACACGAAATCCTTATTTTCACCCATACCAACCTCGTAATAGTGTTTACGTGCTAATTTGAGATTAGTACCCGCATATGCTTGTACCGCTGGGTAGCGGTCGAGGTAGCATTGTGCCTCTGCATCCGAGAGAGTGCAGGAATTGGAACGGGTTTCAGAACCATTTGTCGTATAGGTTGTGTAGTGCCCACCAAGCGCCGCTTTATCAGTTCCAAATGCGGCACGAAGATCCCAATACCTCGCACCATAGCATTCATTCAGGGAATCAGTGTCTGTGGGAATGGTGAAAGTTTCGTCTGGGGTATCGGTTCCTGCTCCTGCTCCCGCTCCAGCTCCAGCTGGGTCTTCCTCACCACCCATCATCATAGCTGAACTGGAAGAACAGCATACTATCAAAAGACCAACACCTGCGAGCATAGGTACGACAGACATTCTTTATTATATGTACAGATTTTTACTCATACGCTGACTGTTTCAACGTATCAATAATGATTTACTGATGACCTGGTAAAACCTATTTAGATACCACGGACAACCTGGAGAGAGATGGAAAGAATGAACGCGTCGAGAAGGCTGGAGATGGGCTTGAGCACAGAGATGTGCTTGGAAAGCGAACGGTTCCAGACAAGACGGAGGATGAAAGTACTGATGAGAACGTTAAGAGCGAAGATGAGAAGCTCGGTAATCATCTCGGAGCGAGACTTGGCGTGAGTGACCTCGTGAAGCATTTTATTACATACTGATATTTTTTTCTAGGCCAATTACAAATGAAAGCCCTTCCCCTGAGTGGTTCGGAAAATAAGTTTACGAACAGGAGGTGGTCGACACCGAAGGGTATTGGGAATAATAATTGTTATGCCTATGCCGTGGGTGACTACGAGGCATACAGGTGGCAAAAATCAATACCGGGTGACCGTTCAGGGCTTTCTAATGGTAATCACACTTACACCCATTGTACTGGACTTCCTAAACGCGTTATTTCCGATAATCCTAAGAAGGTGTACAAAGCGGGTGCAAATGAAAAATGTAAAAAAGGTTATTTCAAGGTTATGATGTTTGTTTCTCCTGGGAGACCGATGAACTACATTCGACAAGGGGATTTTCACTTTTACAAACAGCATGGGGTGGTTGAATATAAAATCAAACCTGGAGATACTATCAAAGCTGTAGCCAAATTCTTTAAAGTTCCCGAATCACGAGTAAAGAGGGGTGGTCAGTTTAAGGTGGGTAAACGTGTAATTTTTAAGGCTAACGTTTTCAGTCACAAGCGGGGCTGGGCGACTGGCCCACTTCTCACTGATGCTAAAGGTAAAGCCATCACTGACCCTCGTACAGCTTCGAGGGACTACCCAGGTTTAAACTACGAGAAATACTGTAGTTCATTCTGTGTCAAGGATACTGGAATCAAAGTCGGTAAGACTCATCCCAAGATCCGCTAATATACTTTCAACGTCTTCTTGTTGATCCACATCAAAATTAATGTCAAATAAATCTAAAACGTCAAATATAGACCCCTCATTCAAGGACACAGAATTAGCCGTTGCTGTGTAATTGTTTTGTATAGTGACTGTAATTTTAAATTGTGAAGCATCGAAAACTTTCCTGCATGTTGGACACGTATTCTTACCTTGATTTTTCCATTCCTGTAGACAGTGGGAATGAAACATATGTCCGCATCGAAGTGGAGGGTTTATTCTCGTACACTTGACTTCACCGAGACATATGGCACATGTTGACATTCTACAAGATGGTATTAAAGTTTTTTCGTGGATTTAGCTCAGTTAGTAAATACCGGGCATTTTGAGAAGAGGTTTATCACAGGTGTTGCAAGGACCCTTACCCTGCTCCGCCTCTTGGATCTTAGTGACGAGCTGGGGTCCCTGCTTCTGGAGAAGCTGGCGGTAAGAATAGTTGTCCTCGAAAGAAATTCCATTTTGCTTCATGACATAGTTGTTGAAGAGCTGGGCTGACGAGTTTATGGTGAAACACCGACCATCGGCCATACCGAGTCGCTGCGACATATTGTTATTATACACCTAGAATTTAAATCTTGTAAATGGGATTATATACTTCACAGAGGATCGCAGTATTCCCAACGCTTTTCGGGGTCCGTCGTGTAGCACCAGATGGTGTCTTCGCCATCAGGGTTGCGGCAGTAGTTGTGGCCCGCGGAGCCCTTCGCTTCGTCTTTTCGTGTGTGCTCATGAGGAGTCTGTGAGTCCCATGACTGACACGTCTTACCGGAGCGGGTCTGCGCCTGGCAACCACGGTAACCTTCATCTTTTTCTCCACTCAGAGTCTCGTCACATGAGTCATCAGCTCCCGCCCCCGCTCCTGTGTCTGGGATCGGGGTTGGGGTTTCCTCACCACCCATCATTAGGGCAGCTACACTAGAACTGGAACAACATACCATCATAAGGCCGACACCGACTAACATGGGCATGGCAGCCATTTTGTTTTATTGATATACACTTAGAATTTTATTTGTCTATTGGTAACTGTTCTCATCCAAGAATTGAATCCCTTCTCCCTTAGCACTTTGATGAATGGTTCACATTTGTATCCCAAATAAATATCAAATACGTCGGTTTCTTCTGTATGTGATACCCTGATTTCGGGTTTCTCGTTTATATGGTTGTTGATGATGTTATAGGCAAACGCAATCTCCTTGAGGGTCTCCGCCCCTGTAATGATAATCTTACCGGTACTGAAGATACTGCATGTAATTTCCTTCATATCCTCTGAAGGTTTGAACTTGATCTTCACGGCGGAATACCTGTCTGGTTCAAAAGAAACCTTGAAAATATCGTCGTACTCCTCGAACCAATTCGAGACGAGATGGAGGTTGATGTTGTAGTTGAGGCTGAAGTTGGAGTTTATCATGACCACACGGAATGAATCCAACGGAACTTCAATTTTCAAACCCAAAAAGGTTTTGAAAATATGAACGAGTTGTGTGATGATACGTTTGCAATCGAAAAGATCACAGCATCCAGCCACTTGGATCGAACCGTTAGGAAATACCTTGACAGACTTGGTGCTGTACGTGTCATGATACGTGAGAGTAACCTGGTTGTAAAACGTTGTAGGTTTGAGTTTCCACTCGAAACCCTCCGTTTTCGTACCCGAACGTCTCATTTTATACGAACCAATTTCTTCGAATAAACCTCGAAGTCGCTTTATATCAATATCCTGGATAAAGCTTGATACCATGGTGATAGTCGTAATCTTTACCCATGAGGGTCGGGTCTCATCGGGGAGAGTTTTTCGTATCTCATCGAGAGTGAGGAGATACGAAAAACTATTATTTGCAATAGTTGAATACATTTTTGGACATACTTTTTACATTGTGGGTGGCTCACTTAGGTGTTTAAAGATGAGACTCTCCATTTAAGTACATGACGTCATTCCTTAAATCTGCAAAGCATGTTTTTGATGTGGAGTCTGATCTCTCCTATGTTGAGATTGTCTATGACCGGTACATAAGGAACAAGGGATATTCGACCTTCACAGATTACCTCAATACAGAACCTTTCGCTGATTGGGTATCATTAGAGTCAAATAATCACTCAATTGTTTACGAGAAGTTTCTTGATACAATGGTTAAGAAGACTCTAGAGGTGAGACAACGTATGGCTGAATTGTCACTCGAAAGTTTCTTAACTTACGACCAGGATATTCGTAAGTACGTACGTGTCGCCCACGCAGTTAAGATTCTAGATCCAACATTCCAGCCACCTCGTATTAATATGGAGAGTGCTTGGCAAGTGGAGTTTATTAAAAAGTTTTGTAAGAAATCAGTGATAGATGCAATTCAAGAATGTAAAAAGAAGTCACGTCTCAAGTATTTCTTCAACGTACTAAAATTAATAGAATTAGAGCAATAAGAACCGCGATAAGAATCCATCGCCAAGGTGTTTTCCTATTGGAAACACCAACCTTAACTTTCTTCGGTTTCCCACACCCTAAACCATAATCGATGTTGCGTCGTGGATGGAGCGTTTTGTCCATTTGACACGGTTGTCTCTCATCTTCACAAAGTCCTGTATCACAAAAAACACTCTTTGTAGGCTCGAAAATACCCTTACCCGGGGTAATTTCTTCAAAATCTTTAAAATTCCCCGTCTGTCTCACACCTCCTGGAAGGGAGAAATCGTGTTGGACAAATGGGTTGATGTCATCAATGGCAGCTTCATCGTTAAGCATAAACTCACTCATTATTGTTATTACTTCAGATTATATTTCTTATCGACCATCTTAATTTTATGTTCATCCCACATTTTATCCAAATCAACATTTAGCATATGTGCCAGTTGAAAAAGGTATGAAAATACATCACCCATTTCCATCATAACATCCGTCCCTCTTTCCTTTTTTAGATTTGTCTTCTTGTATGTTTTCTTATACTGGCGAATGGCTGAAGCGAGTTCACCAACTTCTTCCGTCAGGAGAAGCCATACAGTATCGATGGGGGCACGATCCCACCCCTTAGACCTACACACCTTTTCTGTTTCACATTTGTATTTGTTTAGACTCATACTTATTCCATAGGAGACTCAAACCTTTAATTGATTCCAATTTTGTTATTGTAATCAATCTTATTTCCAGTGGTGCTGGTATTCATAGGTCGGTCCATAGGGGTACTTATAGTATCTATATCTTTCGCATATGCAATATATTGAGACACACCGGTTTGAATTTGAGACATAGCCGTGGATATGACACGATCGTTCATGAATTTAACCTGTTCGTTTATATTCGAATGATGATCACCGGAGTTGTTGATAAAAACAACCCGCATGATCCCATACAGGTCATCGGGGTTTTGATAATCGATGGAGATACCAGTTTTGTTCTTGAACGACTGACGAATTCCACGCTGAAGAAGATTCTTGTTGAAATCCGAAAAGAACAAAGTGTTCAGTGGGGTCTCACACTGCTGAATGGAATTAAGGTGGAGGTTATCACACATTTAATATAGTCGCCGAAAAAAATTATCCGTAGATATTAAATGCTGAACATCGCCAACTTTGACGAAGCGTATGCCGCCAAACCCAATAATGCTGAACCAATTCCTTGTGAAGCCCCAGAATGCTTCGTGGGTTCTTACCCCCCTGTGGCGAAACCTGGTCAGGATGGACCATTTTTCGTAAACACGTATCTCATGCATCCTACACGTAAATTTGAAACCGTTGGAACGGTACCTGTGAGAAGTGCGGATCTTAATTGTAAGAAGTAAGTTAAAAATAAAACTTGAAGAGAATGTATATGAGGGTCATTAAACGCTCAGGTCGTATTGAGGATATGAGATTTGATAACGTCACCAATAGGATCAAGAATTTAACGTCTGGACTTTCAGACAAATGTGACTCTCAAAAAATTGCTCAACAGGTTTTTTCGTCAATGTATGATAATATCACCACACAGGAAATAGACATTCTCTCTGCTGAAATTTGTATTGGTTTGATTACGTCGGACCCAGACTATGAAGTTCTCGCAACTCGTATTATTGCGAGCAATATTCATAAAGTATGCCCTAACAACTTCCATCTCGCGATGCGAAAGCTCCAGAAGGCGAGTATTATCACAGATGAGGTTGTCGAGGTTGCACAACAGGTAAAGGATTACATTAAAACTGACCGTGATTTCGATTTTGGATATTTCGGTTTAAAAACTCTTGAAAAAAGTTACCTTCAAAGAGTTGAAGGAAAGTTGATTGAAACTCCTCAATACTTGTTTATGCGTGTTGCTATCGGTATTCATGGTAAAGACATCCCAGCTGTTCTCGAAACCGTATGACAAAATGTCCCAGGGTTTATTCATTCATGCAACCCCTACTCTATTCAATGCTGGTACACCACGACCTCAGATGTCCTCTTGTTTTCTGATTGCTAACAAGGGTGATTCAATTGATGGCATTTATGGAACTCTAACTGAGTGTGCACAAATTTCGAAGTGGGCTGGTGGTATTGGTATGCATATTCACGATATTCGTGCTAACAAGTCTCGCATTCGAGGCACCAATGGTCAATCTGATGGAATCATTCCAATGCTTAGGGTATTCAACGCGACAGCTCGTTATGTAAACCAAGCCGGTCGTCGTAAGGGTTCGATTGCTGTATATGTTGAACCATGGCATGCAGACATCATGGATTTCTTAGAACTTCGTCTTAACCAAGGTGATGAGGAGGCACGTTTGTAGGGACCTTTTCAGTGCTATGTGGATTCCAGACCTCTTCATGAAGCGGGTTGAAGAAGGTGGTAATTGGTCTCTCTTCTGTCCCGATAAGACTAAGGGTCTTTCTGATGTATACGGTGAAGAGTTTGAGGCTCTCTACACAAAGTATGAAGAGGAGGGTCTAGCTAATGCAACTGTACCAGCTACAGAAGTTTGGAAGGCTATTCTTAAGAGTCAAACTGAGACTGGAACTCCCTATATGCTGTATAAGGATGCGTGCAATAAGAAGTCCAACCAAAAGAACTTAGGAACGATTAAGAGTTCTAACTTGTGTACCGAAATTATTGAGTATACAGACAAAGATGAGACCTCGGTGTGTAACCTGGCGTCTATTGCACTTCCAAAGTATGTAAACAAGGAAACGAAAACCTTCGATTATGACAAGCTTCACGAAGTTACCAAGATTGTCACCCGGAACTTAAATAGAGTCATTGATCGTAACTTCTACCCAGTTGAGACTGCAAAACGCTCTAATATGAAGCATCGTCCAATTGGTCTTGGTGTTCAGGGACTCGCAGATGTTTTCATCCTATGTGGTCTTCAATTTGACTGTGAGGAATCCCGCCTTATGAATGCACATATTTTTGAGACTATTTATCATGCCGCACTTGAAGCGAGTTCGGAGTTGGCTGAGATAGATGGTTCGTATGAAACTTTTAAGGGTTCTCCAGCTTCTGAAGGTATTCTTCAACCAGATATGTGGGAAGGTGAAACCAAATTTCAGTGGTCGATACGACTGGGATGCTATGCGTGAAAAGGTAAAAACAAAGGGTCTTAGGAACAGTCTCCTTCTCGCTCCCAATGCCTACAGCCTTCCACCTGCACAGATTTTGGGTAATAACGAATGTTTCGAACCGTACACTACTAATATCTATCTTCGTCGCACTCTTGCTGGTGAATTTGTTGTTGTCAACAAGCATCTCGTCGATCATCTTAAGAATGTGGGTCTCTGGTCTAAAGATATGAAAGACCTAATGGTTAAAGCTGGTGGTTCTATTCAGAATATCGTAGACATTCCTGATGATATTAAGAGTCTTTACAAAACTGTATGGGAAATTAGCCAAAAATGCATTATCGATATGGCAGCAGACAGGGGTCGTTTTATTGACCAATCACAATCTATGAATCTTTTCATGGAGAGTCCAACAATGTCCAAGTTATCTTCGATGCACATGTATGCATGGAAATCCGGTCTCAAAACGGGAATGTATTATCTTCGATCTAAGGCTAAAGCTCGACCAATCCAGTTCAGTCTAGAAGCCAGATTGTGTGGCTTGTTCGGCTTAAAGTTTTAGATTCTAAATAACACAGAATAATGGACAGTGCTATTGAAAATCTACAGATTAATCAGTTTAATAATAGAAAAATTGTCATAAGTACGAAACAGGGTACACCCCTACGTGTTCAGTTTCCTCGAATGTATATGCCTTTTGGTGTCTCCGGTTTTACACCAGAGGTGGGTCAAACTAAGTACAACATCGATTTCGCAATCAAGGGTTATGACGAAGATGGGAGTTATATGAAGAAGTTTTATGATTCCACCCGTAAACTTGAGGATCAAATCATCGATTCGGTTGTCGAACAGAGTGTAATATTTTTGGTACTTCAATGTCGAAAGAAGAGCTTCTCCCCATGTTTAATTCGAATATTAAACAGTCCCCCGATCGTGAACCAAAGTTTCGTGTCAAGGTTGACACGACTATGGAAGACCAAATCAAACCGAACGTATTCGACGCTGACAAAAACCCGCTACATGATGATGCGACAAACGGTCTCTATGCAAGAAATAGTGGACATGCTATTGTTGAACTCAATAGTGTATATTTCTTGAACAGGAAATTTGGGTGTACGTGGAAACTCTATCAGCTCATCGTATACGAGCCACAAAATCTAAAGGGATTTCAATTTAAACTTTAGTTTTACTTAACATTAAAATACTATATATAGCCTGAGCCTCCTTGAGCAATTTACCCTGAACTCTGGTATATTTCTTTGGGTCCAAACCAAGTTTGATTTTAGCCATTCTTACGGATTCTGACCACTGAGTGAGTGTCATCTCTTACTTACTAGCTTTGATTATTTTTTTGTAGGTCTTGCTACCCTTCTTGGGGACGAGGCAGAAAGAGTCCTTCTTCTCAGCCTTCTCCTTCGCGAGGTCAATGAAAGCCATGAACTTGGGGTTCTGCTTGAGAGACTTCTTAGCAGCCTTACTCGCCGCCTTGGAGATAATACGTCCATCCTTCATCATAAGATCCTTCTTGGTGAGACCACCAGAGGTTGCGTTAGCGTTACCATGGAAAACTTCGGCGCGGGAACCAACAGTCATTTATATTAAGCACGGAAAATATTCTTGATGTCCAAAATAGATATTTTAGCTGTTGTCCTGTTCACAGGGATTTGCGTTTTTACACGGTCGTCATTGAGAACTTCTGAGCACACAATGGATTTATGACCTTGGAGTGCCATCATTTCTTCTTCCACACTCACAAACCGTGGACACTCCTTGTAGACCAATTTTTTAACGTAAACAGCTTGAGTTTGACCGGTTCGATGACTTCTACCAATCGCTTGTAATTCAGTTGCAGGGTTCCATGCTGGGGCTGTTATGTATACTCGAGTCGCCTCCTGCAAATTTAACCCCTGCCCCCCACTCTTGATCTGAATGATGAAAACGGCTCCTGGGGCTGCACTTTTAAACGCATTTATTTGCCTCACTCGTTCTTCTTTGGGAACTGACCCATCAATCCTGAAAACTGGACAGTCCAATTGAGATTGAATATAGTTCATTTCACCCCTGAACTGACAAAAGATGAGACTCTTCTCCTTGGGGTGTTCTTGAATCATCCTAAATAAGGTTTCCATCTTGTTCGATCGACCTTCCCATTTTGTTGGCTTGGTTCCATTCTTCGCACCGACTCCATTTAGATACATCTGTGGCCAAATCATACACTGCCTGGCACGGAGAAGGCACTCCAAAATGACCATATTTTTTGAGTTAAGACTTTGGGTATTTTTGAAGGCATCTTTGATAATACCCTGAGCCTCCAAAAAGACAAATTCGTAAAGAGCCTTCTCTTCTTTGAACATATCAAGTTCCACATTTTCAAAGATGCAGGGTGGAAGCCGAAGACGTTCGTTAATCTTAGCGAGATCATCCTTGGTTCGACGAAGGATGTAGATATCTTTGATCTCTTTAGTCCTTCCTTGAACATAATTCTTAGGAATTCCCAAAAAAATACAAAGAGACACAAAATCCTCCATTGAATTAAAGACTGGTGTACCGGTCACAATCCATTTAATATGTGTCCTCAAACGGCACACACTTTTGAACAATTTCGAAGACTTGTTTCGAATCTCATGACCTTCATCCAAAATAACACGATCCCAAGTCACATAATGAAGTGGGGTGGATACACCAACCTCAGCACCTTTGATAGTGAGGAGTGTATATGGTGCAATGGTGATATGTGCATCATTACAAACCTTACGCTCAATTCCATCGTAAATGTTTACGGTAAGATTGGGTGCAAATTTTTGAATTTCCTCTTGCCATTGGGTGATAATAGATTTGGGTACGACGATCAAAGTGCGATCGCGTGGATTTCCAAGTATTGTAGAAATCAACTGCACACTCTTACCCAAACCCATTTCGTCACATAAAAAGCCTCCCTTGGGGCCATCATTTTGATTTTCCATTCCAAGCATCCATTGTACACCTTCTCTTTGATAGGGTACGAATAGACGCCCGTTTAGGGATTCTGTTGCAAGTTTGTATTGGTCTTCAGTCGTCATCGTAGAAGTCCTCCCCGGGGAGTGTCTCAATTTCACAGACAACTGGTGCAGGTTCTTTTTTCTTTCGAGTCTTCTTCAACTTAGGTTTTGGAAGTTCGTCTATGTGTTCACGGAAATAAAGTACTTTGTCCCAAAATTCCCTCATGACTGGGAGATAAGTCTTCCACCATTCACGATCACGCTTAACGTTCACGACATCAAATTCTTCTGGTTTAGGCCAATTTGTTTCTGCGGGCTTGTATTGGATAAAATCAGCTTCTTCTAGGTCTAAAATCTCCATACAGAGTTGAAGCTGTGGCATGTAATGAATAGGTACTTCTCCGGGTATGATCGCTCTTTGTGGAGGACATTTAATCTCCACGAGTTTACCGGATTCGGTGACACCATCGGGACTTCCACCCAACCAATCTTCAACTGGATGGGGGCAAAGACCAAGTTCATGAACAACCTCTCCATGCCTTTCTTCATATAGAATACGTGCTTCATCCTCATACTTCTCACCGTGTCGTGTAGCCGCATTTCCGGTGAAACTTTTCACCGAGACCACACTTTTTTGAGTAGAAGTCCTTCAGGTGTTTCGTATTTATTAACACCAATGGCTGTAGCGGCATCTGAAGCGGTTAACATTTTACCACGGAAGAGCAAGCCATTCTTCCGACTTCTGTGCTGCATACTCACGCTCTAACGCTGCCTTTAACATTCGGGATGCATGTTAACTTAATTATAATTGTATTTTTTAACCTCATCTAGGACCTTGAAAATACATTTGTGCTGCATTTTGTTCAGCTTGCTTTTTTACTTTTTGCAGCACCTCTCGCACGAAACATATTGTCGATGTAGATGTCAATGTAGAATAAACCTTCGTGATGAGCACATACACGATATTCTGGGAGTGGCCAACCATTTACTTGGCAGTGTCGCATGAGATGGTCCTTGAAATTATCATCCACCATGATGGAGTTCATGTCAACAATGTCGGGGTCTTGATAAATCCTAAGAATGAACTCCTTAGCATGGATGAGACCAATATCCATATAGATGGCACCAATTAGGGCTTCAAAAACATCCTCTAAAATCTTGGGATTGTTGTTCCATTGATTACGCATCCCCTTCTCATCCATAATCACGAGTTCATTCAAGTTGAGTGTATTCGCAATCTTCGCTAGAGTCTCTCCACGCACAAGCTTCGTGCGCGCCTTCGTGAGAAAACCTTCCTGTCGACTTTCATATCGATCAAACAAAAACTTAGTGATGACAAACCCGAGTACGGAATCACCAATAAATTCGAGGGTTTCAAATGATTCTTTGAATTGCTCGTATTCTTTGAGTGCAGATTTATGTGTAAATGCCTTTTGGTACAAATCAAGGTTTTTGATCTTTGTACCAACAAGTTGTTCAATTCGTGTCTTATCAACAAAGACAACCATGTTTAATTAAGTATGTGTTTATTTTTTAAGCCTTCTTAATGTAGTGAGGAGAAAGGTACTTCTGGAGGTTAAGGTAAGTAACAACAACGTCAGCGGGAGGCGCGAGGAGGTCGCGGAGCTTATCGTCGAGAATAATCTGGCGGCCGTTCTCGGGATGCTTGAGACCCTTCTCAGTGATGTACTTGTTAACGAACTTGGTGACTTCGGAACGGGAGATGAGATCTCCTTCGGGAAGAGCGAGAAACTCACGCAACTTAGGTGTGATTTCCTGCTTTCGGTTGAAGCCGTTGTTCTCGGCGCGCGCCTTAGCCTTCTCACCATCGGGATCTTCCTGGGTGTTCTTGACCTTGCGTACGAGCTTGGTGAGGTTCTTTACATCGTTGCGGAGGGCGGCAATTTCGGTCTGGATGGTTTCGAGAGACATTATATTTATCTTACGGTCTAACCTTTAAGTCTATGTAAAGGAGACCAAGAAGAACCACGATTGATGCAAGTATAAAAATGGATACATCAACACGATCTAGTTTTTCAACTACACCCCTTCCCTCTGGGTGTTTTATGATTCGAAATGGCATCCTAGTACCATCATCAGGACATCCACCAAAACAACAATCCTCCTGACACGGAATTACATGTGGTCCTCGACGCTTACCACAAAACTGTTTGGTTTCACCTTCGTATGCAAAGCATCTACATTCATCGATGATTCTACAGACCATATTATTATATCACGATATAATAATGGACGAACATATTTACCCGAAATCGATTATCGATAAATTCTTAAATAAAAATCTACTTTTTAAAGATGCCAAAATGAAAAAGTATTATGACCGAAATCTCCAGAGAGATCTCGGTAAATTTAGAAGTCGTGCACATACTACACACCGTAAGAAAGATTTCGAAAAACTCATGTATGTTCTGGTCACGGATTGTGTAAGGGATATAATCATAGAAACTGTGGGTGAGGTTTCCGAACACATGAAGAATATGGGTGACGTCATTGTTAGTGGGGGTGAGGCGTTCAATTTATACGTTGATTATAATGAACGTATAGTTACGAGTGATATAGATGCAAAATTTGTTCCTCGTATGTCGGTCAATCCTCAATATTTTGGTAAACTTCAAGCTACGAAGCTTATATTATGGGACAAACTAGGAGAGATAGCCAAACGCCTCGGTCCTCGGATCAAGAAAAGGTTGATTTCCATGCGAAAGAAACACCCTAAAATATTTAAGTTTTTGGGTATCAGCTTCAAACAGGCCTCACCTGTTGTCACACGTCGTTACACTCTCATTAAGAAGAAAAAGATGGGTTCTGCGAATAAACCCACCAAGGGTGACGTGTTCATAGATGTAGAATTATTCGCTCTCGACATGAATATTCGTTACTTTTCACCCGACTCTGGTAAAATAGAGGATTTCAATATAGGTGGTATTCTCGATATCCCATTCATGCGTCCAAAAGAATTTGGTTACGAAGTTGTTCTGTCGAGGCGTAAGGGTATAACGTATCGTAATCTCGATAGTGGTAAATTAAAGACGAATAACAAGGTATACATCGCGAGTAAAGAATTTTTAATAGAAGATATTTACCTCATGCAAAAACTGAAACTTAGACCAGAAAAAAAGGAAAAGGACCGTCAAAGACTCATTAAACTAGCTCGATTATTTGATAAAAGAATAAAGGGAACCGATTCGATGGAAGATGTTTTTAAAAAGGTGCGTTCTAAGATTGTCCGTAAAGGACCCGCAGCTACTAAAAAGAATGCACGTGTATCCATGAATCAGGCCAAGCGCGTCGATCCTAATAAGTACAAAAACTACACCACTAAACCATCAGATGAGAGATTATCGAAACAGATGGTTTTTGGTTTCAAATCCGCTGTTAAGAATACAAAGGTAAATGGATATGAAAAATCGAGTGGCAATAAACAATTCAATGTTAATACGTTAAAATGGAAGAATGTCACCAATAACTCATACGTAAAGAATGAGTACAACTTCAGACCTAAGAACTCCAAGAACCTACCAAAGAATTTCAACGTTTCAAATACGTTATATGGTTATAAACCCAGGAGAAATATGTGGGTTGAAAAGAACGTACTTAATAAGTCCGCCGCCATCCCGTTTGTTGGGTTAAAGAAATAAGACGCAACAAATACATAAATGATTTACAACGCCCCAGCCAAGGGTGAAGATGGTCTCTATTTCGTGAAGGCTCTTAACGATAACAAGCGAAAGTGTCTTATTCAACTCAATAATGTCAAGGTGGCTGATGTGTCAGGCGAGGTTGTATTTGAACTCGACTCCGAGGTCAATCTCAAGAAGATTGAGGATACCGATGCAGCTAATCTTATGGCAGCGAATGAGAATTGTGAGACGTGGTTCGGGAAGAAGCTTTCTGAGAATGTGGTCAAGGGTGCCTATACCTCCAGTGTGGCGGATGGTCAGATTACAGGCGACCGCATTGAAGCTACCAAGATTTTCAACGCTCAGCAGGAGGTTGTCGACTTTGAGACGCTTCAGCCAGGAAAGACATGCAATGTCATCCTAGAATTTGCCGGACTTTGGTTCGCCAAGAAGGCATTTGGTTCGGCTTGGAATGTTGTCCAGGTCAAGCTTCACCCAGACCCAATTCTCGATGTATACCCAGACCAGTATGCTTTTGTCGACGAGGATGAAGAATAAAAAAATTTGTTAATACTATAATAAAGATGAAGATGTTCAACAAAGGTCGTGGACAAAATATTGTTATGCTCCTCGCTGTAGCCGCTCTCATTTTCCTCCTATTCAACATGAATTCCAAGTCCGGCTATGCCATTGTCGAGCGTGAGTACTCTGCGTTCGGTGCGGCTCCCGCTGCCGGCCCCACCGCTGGCCCCGCGGCTAAGGCTTCCAACGGATGTGGTATGGATAAGGGTACCGGTCTCGCGTCCTCTCTTCTTCCCCGTGAGGTTGCCTCGGATGAGGATTTTGGTCAGTTTGCCCCAGAGGACATCCTCAAGGGTCAGAACTTCCTCGAGCCTCGTCAGCAGGTAGGCTTCCCCGAGACTGTCGGTGGTGCTCTCCGCAATGCCAACCAGCAGATTCGCAAGGATCCCCCCAACCCTAAGGACCCCTATGTGTGGAACAACTCCACCATCGTTCCCGATCTCATGCAGCGTGGTTTGTGCGCTTAAAGATTAGATACGTGAATAAATAACAATGAGTGACGTTTCTAATGAACTTTCCGCGAGTGTTTCTAAACTCGTAGACCTTACAAAACAACTTTCTGAAGCGAAATCTGATATCAAAGTCTTAAACCAGGAGGAAAAACGTCTCAAGGAGACTGTTAAGAAGCATATGGTTACCCAGGGTATTGATACCATTAACCTCAGGAAAGGTAAAATTAGTATTCGTAAATCTGTACGAAAGGCTGGTATCAATAAAGATGCGATTAAAGAGGGTCTTCTCAAGTTTTTTGGTGGAGATGAAGCTAAGGTTGAGGGGGCATTCAACTCTATCACAGACAATTTAAAGACCCGAGAAACAACATCTCTTTCATTAACTGGTATAAAAGAGAAGCCCGCTAATGAAAATAAGTAATAAACATGGTTTGGAGCCAATACGTATACGAAGCCGCTACCGGATTTGATCCTGACGTAAGCGACGACGATGAAAATATCGAATACACTCCTCTGAGTATTGAAGACTGGGAAATCGAATACTCAGATGAATTATGGCACATGTGGAACGTTATCAGAACTCTCATGTATGATGCCAAAATCGAACACGCGGGTAAATTTTGTGATTTTGTTGAGTTTTGTTACAAAGAACACGACTCTGCATTACCACGAGTCACATGGGAATATCAGGAACAGACGATGTGGTATGAGGAACGACTCGCCCATATCTGGAAAAATATCAGGCGCTCGATTAACGAGAATGGTGTTTATGAAGAAATGATGCGTGGTGCAACATTCAACGATTTTGTTGATTTTACCAAAAATTATATGCGTATATATTAAATGCTCCCCCCTAACCTTACCGCCCAAAAAGTCGCTATTCCCGCAGCCCTTTTTTTAGCGCTGAGTCCCGGTGTTCTTCTGACCACCGACGGCTCCAAGGTTTCTCTCATGAACCGAAAAACAAGTCAGATGGCCATTTTCTTTCATGCTCTAGTTTTCTTCCTGGTATACAGTCTCATCGCCAAGGCTATGGGTCTCGTTCTCACCAGGAACGATCTCATCGTGAGTACCGCGCTCTTCCTCGCGCTCAGCCCTGGTCTTCTTCTTACCCTTCCTCCCGGTTCGGGTGGAGTTCTTCGATCTGGTCAAACCAGTCTCAACGCGGCTCTCACTCATTCGATAGTGTTCGCGGTAGTGTTCGCGCTTTTAAGGCGTCAATTTCCTCAGTTCTATTAAATAGGAAGATGAAGTACCTGGTATTAGGACCAGCTTCTATGGGTATATATTCTCTAATAGGTGCTCTAAAGGCTAGAGAGACTGAACTTGCAAATGTCCAGGAAATTTCGGGGTCATCTGCTGGTGCAATATTGGGGTTATTCTTAGCGGTGGGGATGTCAGTTGATGAAATTCTTGAAACTTCTCTTTCAACAAATATCCCCAATTTTGTTAAAATACGTATAGGCTCATTTTTTAACAAATTTGGTTTTGTTGACATGGGACCTATACGTAAAAAAATAGTAGACATATGTGGTTCAGATCCAACATTTGAAGAAATAGATATGAAACTGTATATAGCAGCGTTTTGTATGAATACATCAGAGACTGTATACTTTTCCAAGGATACACATCCAGATATGAAGGTTATAGATGCAGTATGTATGAGTATGGCTGTACCTTTCATATTTGCGTGTGGTAAGTATAATGACGAAACTTATGTAGATGGTGGTATGAAGGAAGAATACCCGTTGACACCATTTTTTGATAAAAAGGCACACGAAATTACATGTATAAAAATTAAGATGAATCGTGTATATCAAGAGGATATACAAACACCAAAGGAATTTGTAGAAACACTCGTTCGATCGGCATTATCGAATCGTGTTCAGTACGATACACCTATAGAACTTATCGAAATTAATGTCGGTGACACAAATGTGTTTGATTTTAATATGAGTTATGAAGAAAAAAATTAGATTATTTAATAGAGGTTTTACTTTTTTGTCAGCTTAATATAAATGGATGTGAATACATTCAAAGTAAGACTGGCAGGACTACCGTTTCTTAGTAAGTCAGAAATTCAGTCTTACCAACAGAGGGTAACACAGGGTAGAGTTGATCCTCAAACCCTTTATAGAGAAGCATTAGCTGTACATAAAAATAGACGTAATCAGGAAATATATAAAAAGCGTCGAGAACTTGAACGACGGATAGCGAATTTACCGTTAAACGAGGATGATCTGTATAATCTATTGAACATAGTAAACGATAAATCAAACCTGGACGATTTACACGATAGAGCTAAAAAAATAGTTGAACTTCGTAAAAAGAAGGATTTGGGTAAGAGAAGGGCCAAACTCTCGAATAATTTGGGAAAGATACAGATAAATCAATCTAATAAGACTGAAATTCTTAAAAAGTTTAACGAGGGGAAAAACACGATCAGAACTCTCATCGAGAATGCTAAAAAGCTCGAGAAGAAGAAAACGTCTGAACGTATTTCTAAACAGAGAAAGATACTTCGGGAATCCATCAAAGATCTCGGTATTAGCCAGTCAAATCAATTGAAAATACTGCAGAAATTTAAGACTGGTAAATCTGGGGTTAAGAACCTTATCGAAGAGGCGAAAAAAATGAAGACGGTCAAGGTCTTGAAGGGTATAGCTGGAAAACGTGCAGAACTAACGGAACTCGCTACAAAGTTAGGAGTGATTCAAAACTTTGCGAAACGCATCAAGGCTGTGAATACGAACGATAAGGCTGACGCACTCAAGGATGTGATAGAAAAGGCTGGTGAGAAAAAACGACTCACAGAACTTTCGAATGAGAAGGATAAACTTGTAAAATTGGCAAGGGAAATGGGAATTTACGATTCATTCGCGGGAATGATTTCTGGTGCGACCACTGTTCAGTCTTTAAATGTGGTTAAACTTGATATCGTACAAGCGAGTAAAATCGCTTTATCCAAACTCTCTAATGAGAAAAATGTATCTAGTAACTTTTCCAGAGCTATAAGTAATCTCAGATTTTCAAATCGTTTAATTCCTTTAAAAAAACGAATTGAGGAAGCGGGGGGCCAGAAAACACAGTCTAAAAAACGCGAAGCTGCTGATATACTGGCGAGAAATAAAGAAAATTTCATCGATTTTGTAAGGAAGAGTGCCATCCCAGATAACAAACGACGTGTGTTTATCAATCGTATGCGTTTAGATGATGTTAACATACCCAAACTCCGTGAAGATGTGGCCACGATGGAGAAAAATGTAAAAAATACAAAACGAAATAAAGAATTGAATGAATTATTGGCGTATATTAAAAATTTGAACATCGATAAACCTGGGTTCATAAGTAAATTCAAAACAACCAATGTACCTCTTAAAAATATAAAAAATGAGATAAATGATATCGTAAAAAATCAAGCTAATACCCAAGTGAAAAAGAATGAACTTGTTAAGAAAGCAAAACGAATCTCATATGAATTAAACATTACAGGAGTAAAAAATAAAAATAATATTAACGTCACAAACGAAAAACTTTCCGATGCGTATAAAAAGAAACTCCAAAATAATAAAAAGATATTATCTAATTTTGCCTTGCAGGCCAATATTGACATATTGAATAACCTGTCAGCCATAAACGACTTGAATAAGCTCAATAACGCCAAAGTAGTAATAAAGAAACGTACAAAGGATAAACTTCGTAAGATAGCGGAATCTACTGGTACAAATCAAGTATTACTCGCAAAGATAAATACAGTAAATACACCGGAAGATGTTAAAAATTTAACAAAAAGAATGAAATATGTGATAAACACACAGATTAAGAATATGAAAGTATCTGAGAAAAAGGAAAAAGAAAAAGAAAATAGACGTCGTCGGGAGAATATGAGAAGGGAACAGGAACAAATATCTAAAAACAAAGAAGATGCGTATCAAAAGGAGAAAGCTCTCATGATTGAGAAAAAGAAACTTGAACGAAACGCCGTGGTTGAGGAGCAGAAGATGATTGGTCACCAGTTAGACATGAACGAAATTATCGAGTACCTGAATGAACTAGGAATTGAACCCAAGGATCACCAATATTTTATTAACCAATACACGACGTATAACAAACCTGTAAATGTTATCAAGAAAGACGCAAACAAGTATTATATGAAACTGTACCGAGAATATAGAAATAAAAATTTACCCAAATTAGTGACTAATTTGAAAAAATTAGAATTAAACCAATCTAATATAGATTACATCATCAATAAGTATATAAAAACATACATAGAATCTCCAATATTATTAACCGAGGCGAAGGGTATTGCAAATATACGTAAAGCTGAAAAGGGAATTCGAAACGACGAAAATTTTGCTGGTTATGTGAGTAGACTAACCTTAAAACAGGAAAACCGTGACAGAATAGCGCTCGCACTCGATGCCTATTTTGTAAATTTTGAACCCCTGATAAAATCCGCTACAAATTCTCATATAAAGACAGTTAACAATCCAAGAGCTACTCAAAGAAAAGAATTGGAAAATTACATTAATACACGGGGTCTAAGTAGGGTTAACAAACTAAAGGTAATGAAAAATTTCAACGCAGGCGCGGGTAATGTAAATGCTATGAAAAGTGTTATTGCGAATATTCATAATATGAGGAACGCAAAGAAGAATATTAAGATAAAAGCTAAACTCAACAAGGAAGCTTCTAATAAAGTCGCATTGAACCAGAAAAATGAAACCAACAAGTTAAACATACAACGACTCGAGAACGCCGAAGAACAAATGAAACGGGCTAACAATAAACTAAAAAAGAACCAAAAAATTCAGTTTAGGCGATACATAGTAAATCTTGGTCTCAACGCGAGTAATGAACGAGTAAAAAAACTTATTGATAACTACAATAAATTTCCAAATGATGTTCAACAGTATCAATCTAAAGCGGAATCTATAAAATCACTCGATGATGAAAGAGTGAGATTACTCAACCGGACCAAAGCCTTACCTGTAGATGAAGTACGAAATAAACGAATCAAAAACATCAAAAATTTAGATGACGTTAAACGGATGGATAAGAATATCACACGTGGATATGTCGATATTATAAGGAAGGAAATTTCAAACATAACTCTCAAGAGTCGGTTGGAGTTCAATCTTAACCTCGGAAAAATTACAACTGTGAATCAAGCCGAACGGGTTAGGAATAGACTCGTCAACGCCATTACCCGAAAGAAAAGTATGGATATGATGAAATTACAAGAAGCTATAAAACCCATGACTGCTGAAAATCAAAATATGATTTTACAAAAGTTTACTAGTCAAAATATACCCATCAATAAGATGTTAAAACGTGTTACCGAACTGAAAAATAAACGAGCAGATGAAAAATATAAGGCTGAGAGGGCGAGTCTGTATACATTTTTGGATAAAGAACTTAATATGAACGTCGAAGATAGAAAATCTATTCTAAAGGACTTTGATGAAGTCAAAACTCTGAGTGTCATGAAGACTAAGGCTACACAATTAAAAGACAAACGAATAAGAGATAAAATTGCAACGGATAGGAATAAGATTCAAAAGATACTTCAACCACTTAATCTGAGTAACACTGATAAAACTGCTATACTGAAAAATTTCAACACCACACCCGGTAGTGTGATACTATTTGAAACAAAGGCTAGAAATATCAAAAAGAAAAGAAACGATGAAAAAAGAGCGAACGAACGCAGTCAATTGGTCAAACATATGAATACGTTACAACTTTCCGAAACAAATACCAAAAAGATTTTAAATACATTCGATGGAACAAAGAATAAGACCTTAACTATATCCAGATTGAACGCGACAGATCTCAAAAAGCAAAGAAACCGCGAAAAATTGGTGGAAACTATGAAGACACTCATATTAACAAACGCCGTCAAGACTAATATTCTTAAAGCGTTCAGGAATAACCCTAACCGTGTTAATACTCTCATAACAAGAGCAAAACAGATTGATAGCAAGGCAAGAAGTCAGGAAAATCTCCAGAAAGAGACTAGGGAATATATAGTTTCTTTACAACTTGGTAACAAAAATACACCCATTTTACAAAAAATTAATAACAGTCTTACTCTTAATAAGGCACAGACACTGAGAAAACAGGCTGAAAAGATAAAAACTGAAATAAACGCCGAAGCACTCGAGAAAAAACGTTCCAATATCAGAAACTTTGCGAATGATATACAAATCACCGCTGGTATGAAGAGAACGTTCATAGACAGTGTCACACCTACAACAAATATTGATGCGCTTAAACGAAAAATACAGGTTGCAGAACGCGCATTGAAGAATAAAAAATCCACGCGCGGACGACTCAAGACTGAATTGCGTGTCTATCTTAACACTCTCAACTTGACGAAAGAACAAAAAGACAGACTCGAAGGTAATGTCGGTAATAATACAAAAAATATCACAGCGTTGAAAAAGAAGGCCAAGTACATAGTCGAAGCCAAAAAGACAAATATAATTGAGACTGAAATGCGAGAGGCGAAAGCCCGTAAAAACAACATGACCATGAATGCCAGGAAACGTGAACAACAAATTAAAATGGTCAAGACTGCAAAGGCTTTTAAAGCTGACCAAAATAAGAAGGAACGTATGAAATCTAAACCTCGACTAGAAAAACATCTATACAGTCTTGTTAATGTACCCCAAAAACGAATTGACGAATATCTCGAAAATTATATAAATGGTAAAAAAACGATTCAGCAAATTACAACTATTTCTAGTGCTAAAGATAAACAATTTGCAAAAACTAAAAAACGTATAGCTATTTTAATTCCAAAACTTCCTATGAAAAAGGAAATGAAAAATACTTTCAATAAAAGACTCAAAACAAAACGAGTTGATATAGACGAATTGAAAACTAATATTAAAAACACCATAGTTAAACAGATGATACCGGCGAAGGAAAAGAAAAATCTCATAAATCAACTTTTAGCAAAAGAATAATTTTAACAAAACATCGGACAAACTTTTTTGTCAGTTTAATATATAAGATGGACACGTGTGATCCAGATGCGGAAATAGCCGATCTCAGAAAACTCATTAAGATGAATACTGGGCACTCTATTAAACTGACAAGAGAACAGATATGTCAAGTGTATGACGATATCCAGGGAGGTAAATTACCCCTACCCCCTCTCATATTCAACTCAAGGATGGGTTATTTAATTGATAGGAAATCACCGTTGACCCCAGGTGATTTCGATGTATTATTTGGTTCAACTTCGAAACGTACCGATCTTAAACGAATTGCACGAAAGGTGGGTTTAAAGCAGACGGAACAAATGACCAAAAATCAAATTTTTGATGCTATCGGTAAGCGCTTAAGGTACATGAATGTTCATGAACCTATTAAGATTTCCAAGAAGCGTATGATGATAAGTAAGTCTAACAACGCAGCAGCGAACAACGCAGCAGCGAACAATCTTGGGTTGAACAACACAGCAGCGAACAACGCAGCAGTGAACAACCTTGGGTTGAACAACGTTGGTGGGGGAAACAGAAACTCAAATTTGAACAACGTTGGTGGAGGTAATGGAAACTCAAATTTTAACAACGTTGGTGGAGGTAATAGAAAGAGAAATTTCAACACCAACTCGGCGTTTAATAACACGGAAAGAAACAGAAATGTAAATTCCACGTTTAACAATAGCAAGAAGAACAACGTTCCAAATTCTCAAGTATCTTTCCCCAAAAAGAGTCTTTTCGCCACCATGAATAGACCCGATTTTGCTAATGGGAATAAGGGTAAGACGTCTATGTTCGGCGGATTATTCGGTGGTTCTAAAAACAATACTACCAACTACATCAAAGCGAATACATTCAACGGTAAGAAGAATGGTTACGTATTCAAGACTGGTAATAAGGGTACGGGATACTATAAGAATGAAGGGTCTGCCGTTCCTTTCCCGGGTGGACAGGGACCCCTTCCCAAACCAGCTAATTTCAATAAAACGGTGACTCCCGTAGCCCCCGTGGGTCCCAACAACAAGAAACCCAACAAGGTCAACAACAAGCCCAATAAGCCTGTGAACAACAAGCCCAACAAGGTCAACAACAAGCCCAATAAGCCTGTGAACAACAAGCCCAACAAGGTCAACACCGGTGTGGGTAATAACACAGTGAACAACAAGCCCAACAAGGTCAACACCGGTGTGGGTAATAACACAGTGAATAACAAGCCCAACAAGGTCAACACCGGTGTGGGTAACAACACCGTAAACAACAAGCCCAACAAGCCTGTGAACAACAAGCCCAATAAGGTCAACACTGGTGTGGGTAACAACATCGTGAATAACAAGCCCAACAAGGTCAACACCGGTGTGGGTAACAACACCGTAAACAACAAGCCCAATAAGGTCAACACTGGTGTGGGTAACAACACCGTGAACAACAAGCCCAATAAGGTCAACACTGGTGTGGGTAACAACATCGTGAATAACAAGAACAACAATGGAAATACCATTATGACCAATGCTAACGCTAACAACAAGAACAATAACGGAAATACCATCATGACCAACGCTAATAACACCGAGCCTAACAGTAATGTGAAGCCCAACAACAACGTAAAGCCTAACAATCAAGCTCGACGCAATGAAGAAAATCGTAAGAAGGCTGAGAAGGAAGCGCAAGAGGCTAAAAAGCGTGAAGAAATTGAAGCCAAGAAAGAGGCCGCCCGTGAAGAAATACGTAAACGCCAAGAAGAACTTAGAAAGACTAAAGAAGAAGCTAAACGTGTAGCAAACATTGAAAAGAATTTACTGAAATTACCCAATGTGGATAAGGTATATCTCACAGCTTTCAGGGGGGAGAAGTCTATTGACAATGTCAATAAGAATGCTCTCATGAACAAGGTTGCGAAAGATAAGATTATCAGGAATCTCCGTAATGAACTTAGTCCCATGTTTATTGGTAAAAGGCGTATTGCGTTTGTAAACCCCGCAAATTACAATACCACGAAAAAGGAAGTTGAAAACAAGTTAGCCGAAAAGAAGGCTAATCAGGCTGATTTAGAACTACTGAAGAAGCTTTCCACGAACTTGGCTATTTCTCAGGAATATGTGAAGGCTTTTGCTAATGGTAAAGCGATGAACACCATATCTGTAAATGCTCTTACCAATAAACGAAACAAGGATCTTGAAGTGTACAAGCTCAATGCGACCAATAAGAAAGGTGTGTTCGGTGGATACTCCACTACTGTACCCGGAACCAAAACCATGAAGTTCATACCAAATGCTGAATACAACAAAACACTTAACAGGGCCAAGACCGCTTTAGAGGCTAGGCGTAACGCTAAACAATTGGCCGAGAATAAGCGAAAGCCCAAGACCAACAACAATGCCAAGCCCAATAACAACGCTAACAACACGAAACCCAATGGTAATGTGAAGCCCAATAACAACGCTAACAACACGAAACCCAACAACAATGCCAAGCCCAATGGTAATGTGAAGCCCAATAACAACGCTAACAACACGAAACCCAATGGTAATGTGAAGCCCAATAACAACGCTAACAACACGAAACCCAATGGTAATGCTAAGCCCAATAACAACACAGAGTTCATGGGACCCAACAACAAACTAAATACTATAGAAGAAGAACCCAACAATTTCAAAAATGCGTCTAATAAGTTTGAAAACAATAAGAAAAACAACAATAACTTCAATGCCAGTGCCGAGTTGAACAAGCAGCTCAATAATGAAGGCTAAGCGTCAAAACTCGGGCCAAGAACAAGCAACAACAATAACAACTTCAACGCCGCTGCGGAGATTGAACAAGCAACTCAATAATGAGGGTAAGACGTACTAAACAAGGGCTGACCATAGAACAAGAAAAACAACAACAATAACTTCAACGCTAGCTGCCGAGCTGAACAAGACAGCTCAATAATGAGGAGTAATGACGTCAAGCAAATAACATGTTCAAGAAGGAATTAAGATAACTTGGTCAAAGGGTAGGGCGAGTAATAACAGAATATTAGGAACGTAATCAAAACCAAGAAAAAGGGACGGCAAATGCAATTGCCAACTCCTTTGAGGGTAGAGATTGGTAAATGGAATCCAGCTATCATGGATGCCAAAACAAACAAAGAACTCAACAATATCGAGAAAAACTTGAATAACCGGAGTCAAGTTGAGAAATGATATCAAGAAGAGTGCACTCAACACCAAGGAACAAAGTGAATACATCAAGATGGTGATGAAATTCAATCAAAAGGCTGCCAACACACGTAAGCTTTTTGAAAATGGTGTGAATAAAAAGATTTCTAACACTACCGGACCCCTGGTGAAGGGTATACTCAATAAAGCTGTCAAAAATAACAACAATAGGGGTAGCTTCAATGGTGGTCTGAGACTAGGAAACAATAACATCTACCCCAACTCCGACTCTAACAACAATGTCAATAACAAAAAGAAGATGCGTTTAGGTGGAAGAGCGGCTGAACAAAACATGAAACCTAACCCTATATTCGAACCAAACATGAAAAACAACCCTACGTTTGAAGTATTAGAAAACAAGAAACCCAAGATTACCAATGAAAATAAGAAACCACTGATTTCTGCTATCAATACACTCAAGAAATTACCTCAAAACAAGAAAACTGCGTTCAAGAGTCAGCTCAACACTGCATTCAAGAACCAAAATCTCGATAAGATGAAAGCGATCAAGAATGAGGCGATCGCGGCGAATAAGGAAATTTCCGAAAAGGAAAAACGAAACAAAGAAGAGGCTAAGATAGCTGCCAAGAAAGCTGAGGAGGAAAAAATGGTTGCTTTGAAAGCTAAAATGAAAGCTAAAAGAGAAGCTAAACCCCCCAATGCACCCAAGCCCAACAAACCTTCGTTTAAAGCTCTCGTCCAGAAAAACAAGGAAAAACGGATCATGAACGCAGTTAAGACTGCTGCCCAGAAGACAGCTGTAAGTCAGGCTACTGGTGCAGAGCGTGTAAAGTTGGCTAAAAAGTTTGCACCTAGAACACAAGCAAACGTGAAGAAATCCAATAACGCGGCTAAGGTATTCAAGTCAAATGTGAGAAAAGCGGCAGAGGGAGCGGCCGAATCTGCGAAGGAGAAACTTCGTAAAAACGCGGTAAAGAGGGCGACCATGATGAATAAATCAAGCTATCAAGCCAAGATTAACAGTCGAAACTTCAAGATACCAAAGAACCGAAAGAAGATATTCACCAGTCGTATTCAAAGGGCGACGACCTTGGGTCAAGTTCTGAAGGCATATGAAAATGCTCAAAGTGAACTACCTAAGTAAACATCGAAACATGTAAAAAGTAACTAAAATGAATCATCCCGACGACGACTGTACCGTGATTACCGACATGCCTCTCAGCGACGAGGTTGTCGATTTCATCGAAAATGGTCTTCACCGTGATATGACTGATGAGGATATAGTGAATTGGTGCGACAATAACCTTGATGGTCTCGCATCCATATATGAAAAGTATCGGGATACATACTTGTCATACGGACAGGCCGAAATGACTCTCTTCTTTACACAAACTGTATATGGTCGAGAGGACGCGATGGATATTATTGCTAGTTTTGTAGATGGATTGTAATTAAAAAGAAAATCCTGAGATTAAACTTTTCATGATTGTGTATCCTTCCGTCTTGTTTTCAACTGGAGGAGAATCATCGCCTCGTAAAATACCGAATCGAGCAGATGCGTGACCATTCCATGATTGAGGGTAAAAGCGTATAGATTTTGTTCGGATAGGATTTTCGAAAAAGATTTTGACGAGTGAGTGTTTATCATAATTTGCGTCAAATGTAAAACCACCATCTACACCCTTAAATTCACCGTTCTCATCTTCGTATTGAATTTTAACGGATGTTATCCATTGTGGATGATCGGGGCGTCCTTTCATGGCCACACCCGCCACGTTTATAGGATTGCTTACACTCAGTTGATACCATTCGGTATTTTTATTGTGTAACGCAGACCAAGCTCGTCCAGAATCTAAACGACCCGCGCCATGACTTACACCGATGGCGTTACCACCCCAGTTTGCAGAACTGCTATGATTACTGTACGGTAAATCACCTAGGGCTGATAGATTATTTGTATGTGTATCACCTGCAAACATATCAGCTCGCATGGACATGTGACCATTCCATGTTTGAGGGTAGATGCGAATGTACCGTGCCCTCACGGGTTTACTAAAAGTGGTCGTAACCTTCGTGTTACGGTCTTTGTTACCCGGGAAAGTTTTACCATCCACGTCCCACCAAGAACCACTTTGATCCTTATACTTGACCCTGAACGATTTGACCCATTGGTCGGCATCTTTCCTTCCCTGTGTGATCACACCGGAAATACTTCCGAGTTTGCCGTTATCAAGTTGGATCCATTGTCCAACACTATTATGCTTAGAACACCATCCACCAGCGGAGTCTATCATACTATCACCACATCTCTGTAAGTTATAATTCAGACCACGGTCACCCCAAACCGAAGATGCAGTGCGCATACTATTAGGTGTCGTGATAGGCTCCGGCTTCGGTTCCTCCGGAGGGGGTGGTGGTGGGTCGGGTGGAAGACCCGTCTCTTCGACTTCTTCTTTTTCGACGGTTTCTTCGGGTTGCTCGGCTGGGATTGCTACTTCCTCTTCTTCTTTACTGTTCATCATGACAGCAGCTACACTGGAGCTGATACAAAGTACACTGCACCGGCGGCAGCGTACATAGCCATTTTATATTACTTTAATTAAAGAAAAAAAACGTCTATATATTAATGTCCACATGCGATGTTTGCTGTGAGAAATTCAACAAGATAAATCACAAAAAAGTTGACTGTCCCTTTTGTGATTTATCGAGTTGTCGATCATGTAGTCAAAAATACATACTTTCTTCATTTGAAGACCCACACTGTATGGGTTGTAAAACTCCCTGGAATCGTGAATTTGTGGATTTATTCTGCACAAAATATTTTCGAAATACAGAACTGAAACGACACCGCGAGGTCGTACTATTCGAAAGAGAAAAAGCGCGAATGCCAGAGACACAACCCGAGGTTGAGAGAATTCTTCAAATGAGGAAACTAAGAATCATACTAGATACTCAAAGAACACAATTATTAGAACTACATCATAGACATCACATTAACCCAGATGAAAACCCTATAATAACAAGAGAGATTCGAGATCTCTATAGAGAAATGGAAAATGTATGGAGACACTTGGAACAACTACGTTCAAATGGAATTGATCACGAACAAACGACGTTTGTTCGTCAGTGTCCACATGAGGCGTGTAAAGGTTTTCTGAATGAAAATTGGTATTGTGGATTATGTGATAAACACTACTGTAAGAAATGTAATGAATTACTCACAGATGAACATGAATGTGACCCACAAACGGTCGAAACCATGAAACTTCTAAACAGGGATAGTAAATCATGCCCTAAATGTGGTATCGTCATTTATAAAACGAGTGGGTGTGCACAAATGTGGTGTACAAGTTGTCATACCGCATTTGATTGGCGAACCGGGCAAGTAGAAACTGGACGAATACATAACCCACACTTTATAGAGTTCAAAAAGAAAACGATGTCATCCAGGGAACATGGGGATATACCGTGTGGCGGTACACCAACATTTAGAGAGCTTAGATCGGTTGGTGCATCGAATACAATACTCTCATTTGCTATAATTGTATACCAGTGTGAGC